AGAGTAAAGTTTCGTCTTTTATATTTAGAACGCGTATTTCTTCATGTATTCGTTCCAAATGAACCATCCTGTATATGATAAGCTTAAAAAATAAAATGTATAACTGTATATGATTGAAATAAAGTATGTTGATTTCTGTGCAGGAATAGGTGGATTCCGGTATGCGATTGACGCGTATCAAAACAGTCGCACAGATATTAATTTTAAATGTGTATTAACCGCTGATATAAAAAAGCATGCAATTGATACATATAATCTGAATTTTAATGAAAACAATCCGTTGCGAGATATTTATGAATTGAAACCAGATACTATGGAGACATTTGATCTCTTATGTGCCGGATTTCCGTGTCAACCGTTTAGTTCGGCTGGACAGAAGAAAGGATTTGAAGATCATAGAGGAGGAATGATATTCAAGATTCTTGATATATGTAAATTTCATAAACCCCGGTATATTTTACTGGAGAACGTACATAATCTAATCTCGCTCAATGACGGTAAGTACATCAAGTCTATTTACAATCTCTTTAGTGAATTGGGATACAACGTAGAGTATACCATGTTAAACTCGAAAAATTACGGAATACCACAGTCAAGAGAAAGGGTGTATATTATTTGTACACTCAATAAGAAGATTGACATTTCACCATTGAATGACCTCGTGAGTTCACCTCAATTGAAAAACTTTTTGGATTATACCGATACCACGTCCGACCTTGATAACCTTTTCGTCGATAAACTTCTGAAATTACACAAAAAACAGTCCATTGAAGGATGTAAAATTGGTGACAAACGCGGTGGTGAAAAGAATATTCATTCGTGGGATCTTGGGTTAAATGGTGAAATATCAGAGGATGAACGAAAATTGATGACAAGTATCATGTTAGAAAGACGTAAGAAGCATTGGGCAAAGAAGAAAAATATAACATGGATGGATGGTATGCCCTTAACATTTTCAGAAATTCAGTCATTTTTCAAACATGATGAATTGCAGTCTTTACTAGATAGTTTAACAGAAAAGAAATATTTACGACTGGAACAATGCAAGGAACTTGTGAATGGAAAGAGAGTTTATATTAAAGATCTCATGTCCGCTATCAAAAGTGATCAAAAAGAGGAATTGGCACGAGCAAAACTACTTGTTGAGAGTGATACAGCGAAACCTGGGTACAATATATGTAAGGGTAAACTAAGCTTTCCCGTATCCAAGATTCTTGATTCCAATGACATATGTCCAACATTAACAGCTACGGATTCAAATCGTCTTGCTGTTGTTATTGGTGGTACTGTCGTGAGAAAATTGAATCACCTAGAACTAAAGAGGGTATGTGGATTCCCGGAAACGTTAAAACTCCCCAAAGATGTGAATGTATATGATTTATTCGGAAACATGGCAACTCCACCAGTTTTGTATAAATTAATTGAATTAATGTTTGACTAATGCGACCATATTTTCTTACACTCATTTAAACTATCGATAAACATACCAGGTGTTTTGTTCTCATCATTCCAAGTTTTTTTCGTTCCCGGGCGAATGTTATAAGGTCTGTTCTGTTTAACCTGTAAACTGAGGGGGTATTTACCGTCATAATTTGGCAACTCCCAAACGTTTTTTGCCCAAACGTCTTTAATACGAAATGAACGTGCAGTAACACTTTCATACTCAATAATTAAGTATATAGTTTTAAAAATCTTTTTATGTAGACAGGATTCTGTGGAAATTTTCCTCACATATGCATCAAAATTCCCTATATCGAAATTAGGATTGTTCTCAAATACTTTTACTTCCACTTCATTTACTGTCTGATTCTCGATAAATGTTAATGAATTTTTTGTGTAATAATCAGGGCTTTGATTTGGTGGACCTTTTCTAAGCATATCCTCAAAGAGATCACCAACGACTTGTTCAACGATCTCACCGACGGAGTTTGAATTATCTATCCGATTAGATGCAATTTCAACACCGTCTTTGCTAAGAGAATATGAAATCGTGAGTTCACACCCAATCAACGCATTTCGGATCTTATTAAACAAGAACATTTTACATCTATTTTTTTAATAATATATGTACTCACTTAGGTCTCAGATCCTTATCTGCAGTGTAGTACGTCTTACCCTTCGTGACGAAACTATGAACCCTCGCGTACCCCCACGCTTGTGGAGAAGCTCCCGGACGATGCCCGGTTCTCCATGCAGCGAGACCCCTATTGTAGATTGTCTGGAGAGTCTTCAAAGGAATTTTAGTAGCCTTAGCAATTTCAGGGAGGGATTTGGCTCCCGGATACATTTTCCTAAATCTCTGGGTGTAGGAGGAAGTTTTGGTCTTTCGTCCCTTGTCCGTCTTGAAATCTTTATAGTCCCTCTTGAGCATCTTCTTGTATCTGGTTTCAACGTTAGACAACGTTTTGAGTCCCCTGAAGTACTTGAGAGGTGCGTATATCTTACCCTCCTTTTTACGCAACTCACCAACCTTCCTGGTAATCTGAGCATCAGTGAGCGTCATCTTACTTATTCTTGAGATATTTTACTGCTACCTCGATACATGGAAATACATTTTTTTCCAAATTTAACTCGCCCCGTTCTGGTGTTATAGTACCCCTCATGACCGTTAAATAGAGCTTTGTGAATATGACCCATATAAAAAATACAATATTATATTAACCAGCGAGATGGGTTTGTCAATTATTATGGGAAATATGTTTTCTGGTAAAACTTCAGAACTTATCAGACGACTTAAGCGCTTGAAGGTCATTGGTAAAAAAGTTCTTGTCGTCAATTCTGGTAAGGACACGCGTTCCCCTGATGAAGTTTTAAAAACCCACGATAATGTAAGGTTTAATTGTCATAAAGTGTATGACCTATTTGACCTAATTTACACCGACGATTTTGATGATGTGGATATCATAGCTATCGATGAAGCTCAGTTTTTTCCACATCTCAAAAAGTTTGTAGAGTATTGCCTTTACGAAGGTAAAGAAGTAATACTCGCAGGTCTTGATGCTGATTCTTTTCAACGAAAGTTTGGTGAACTTATTGACTGTATTCCATTGGCTTGTGAGGTAACTAAACTCTCGGCTCTCTGTATGTATTGTAATGATGGAAGCCCAGGTCCTTTTACAAAGAGGATTGTTGATAGTAAAGAACTTGAACTTATAGGTGGGAGTGATATGTATAGGGCAGCATGTCGTAAACATCTTTAGAAACGTTTGATGTCCAGTATAAGAACAACCCTCTTTTGTGTACCCTTCTTAGCGACACTGTGTATTTTTGCGTGATCAAAAAGAAAGTCCTCACCCTCCGTGTGTTCATGTGCTCCCCTCCCTGTATAGAGTGTGCAATCTCCGCCACCTTCTACAGTGAGATGATAACGAAGCCAAAGATTTGTTTCAGCACGGTGGGGTGCTATAGACATAGGTGCATCCATCACAGCAAATACAGCCGTGTCGTGACACACACATGGTATCTGCTTTATGAGACTGTTTAATATAGGGAAGTCTTCCGCTTTGTAATAGTAATAGTTCGGATTCACTTCAAACCAAGGATCGAGTTCGTGAAATAAATATGTTTCGGTAGTCTTTGAAACTTCTTTAAACTCCCCCCTAATCTTATCGAAGTGAGCTTTAACCAACCAAAGTCCAGGATAATCATTGACTGAACATTTAGAACCCCAGTTTATGATATCTACCATAGTGTTTCTCATACCTATCAAGGGTCTCAAAGGTTTCCTAAAGTATAATCTATCTATGGGTGATTTTAGGTAGTCGTGGAGTACCAGGAAAAATGATACAAGTATCACCGTCAGCATTATTTTCTTGGTATAAAATAAAAATGCCCGGATACGGCGGAAAGCGTATGGAAAAGTACACCCCCGAACCCACTGATGATGTCAAGACTGTTGAGCATCGCTTTGTGATGCCCAAGCTCCCCCCTATCACCCTTGTCCAGTTCGTTCTCGTCGGTCTCGTCCTTGCTCACTACTGGATGAACCGTAAGGTTAACAAGGCTGGTGTTGGCGCTGCCGTGCTCGCTATTGGTCTACTCCACATGTATGACCACCTCTACCGTGTGAAGCGTGGTCCCGAGCGTCTCTTCTTCTTCCCAGAAGCGAAGAAGGAGGGATACTGTGGTGCGTGCCGTAAGTAAATATATATCATTGTAAAAAAACTCTCTACTTATATTTTATTCCTTGTAAAATATAAGAGACATGCAAGTCAAAGTTGTCAGAAGTCCAAATCGTAAAAAGAAGTTCAGGGCTATACTCGAGGATGGTAGAACGGTAGATTTTGGAGCGCGTGGATACTCAGATTATACAAAACATAAAACACCTTCCCGTATGCGTTCCTATGTACTCAGACATGGTGGAAGAATCCCCAAACGTATTATCGCTGAAAGAGATCCAAAAAGAATACAAACGTTAATGCTTGGTGTCAATTCCAGTGACAGAGAGGAATGGAAAATCAGTGGTATTGACGGTGCAGGATTTTGGTCAAGGTGGTATCTTTGGAGTTATCCAGATTTTGAAAGTGTCAGGAAGTTTATGTCAAAGAGGTTTGGAATTAAATTTATAAACTAATAATAACTATGAATCAGAATCTCATATCCGTAGTGATTATACCACTGTTGATATTGTGTGTAATATATCTGATCAGGGAATATATTAAGAAACCAGAAGAAGAGGAAGAAATTGTCATAGATCCAAATGCTCCAGGTGTCCACTACTACTCAGAGTGTGACTATAAGGGTGTGCACACACACACAGACATAGTTCCATCAGAAGTTGTTTCAGACTTTAAATCGGTTCGTATTGTCGGGGACTTCGATGTGAAGGCTTATACACAAGACGACCAGGAAGTTATTCTTCGCTCTCATAGTGGTAGTTCAACTACTATCAAATGCACACCATTTACGAGCATGGAGATTGGTCGTGATTAATTAGATCCTTAAATGTAATCAACTTTTCATTTTCAATGAGTGACGCAAATTCGTAATTTGTGTGACTCAGAGAATCAATAGCAATACTCGCTTCGTAGTACACATGTTCCATGCCCATGTCTATATCATCAAAATATTCCAGAAGTTCAATAAGATCTTCGTGCGATGCCACATCAACATAATTGTTAAATCTTCCATCGTCAAACCAATATCGTTCACCATTGGCGATAGTATTGGCGAGTACAATCATTTTTTCAGCTATCGTCTCTTCTACACCTTCCTCGGGGTCTATACCGATATCATCAGCTTTATAGGAACAGCTCATGAGGATGTGAAGACCTCCGCTGATTACCTTGAGAAATTGTCGTTTTTCATGTGAGATCATCATTTTCAACTTGAAAAACGAGTTTGTGAGGGTGAGACTTAGGTTATTAATTTGTTCTGAGATTACGAAATTTTGGATTGGCTCTCAGTTCAGCCAGGAGCTTGGCACGTTGATTGTTAACCATAGGTCTGGGTGGAGGAGGTGGAGGTGGAGGTGGGGGTGGGGGTCGTCCCATAGCTACACGCCTTGTTGGAACTGAAACAATTTCCTGATTTGGTTGAGCTTCCCTCAAAACAGTCTTACAAATTCGGATAAACTTCAAAGCACTCTTTGCTTGTTTTTCCATACCACCCCTCTTAGTCTTTTTAGTTGCCTTCTTAAGCTTAGACTCCAACTCCTTCTTGGTTAGTTTAACTCGTTTTCCTTGTACATCTTTAGTCACCCTAATTCCCAACTTCTTGGCGTGTTTCTTTAGGGACTCGTAGTCCATTTATATAGATGGAGAAATTATTGATCTGGATAATATCTATTCATAGAATCTTCCAACTCATCAACTTCATACCACGCGAGATGACACTGTTTTGACTTGGCACCTTCGTCTGTGCATATTTCTTGTGCATCCCGTATTGCTTCCTTAAAACGCATTTTAAGTCTGGTATTTTCCCGCTTCTTAGGTTTGGGGTATGGACTCTTCAATGTAATGTCATCACAACGTTTATAAATATCCCTTAGGACATTCTGACGTGTCTTAGCCAGTCTGTATTTATAACAATCATTTCCGGAATAAGATAGACAATTCATTTAATATAGGATAGTATTAAAGTTTTAAGTGAATGCAATGATATGGAATCTAACGCGGTTATCACAAAAGTATTACTTCCAAGAATACGACAACTCGAAAAGGAAGTTGCAACCCTCAGAGAACAAACATGGCCATATGTTCAGGCGAAGAAGGAAGATATGGGTATGCGTGACATAATGGAACTTGTAGATTTCTTTAAAGATATGGATGAAGAGACTATATTGAAATTATTGAGATTGAAAAGTCAATTCTCAAGAAATCCAGGGATTTTGAGTAGAGAGGTTGATACAGTTACGAGACTCTGTAATAATTTTTGTTGACGTATAGTAAATGTCTGCGTTGATTGATTTTGATGGTGAAGGACCTGTTATGACTCCTGGTCAACTTACTTCTCAGATCTCTTCCCTGTGTTGTGCTTTGATGATTGTATTCTTTTCTATGAGGAGTCCAATCAAGACTCCACCAGTAATCGCGATGTTGTTATGCTGCTGCTGCTGCTCCAGCTCTTCTACTATGAAACTCATCGACGATACAATGAACCGTTTTATGGGTAAAAAGGAGGAAGATGGAGCCGGAGCCGGAGCCGGAGCCGGAGATGAATCTGCGGAGTAATTAGAAAAAGTTATCTGTTCTGTAAAGATTTACATTGAATGAACCAGTTTTACCAGTCACGTTGACTGATTCATTTCCATATAACTCTTGACACCCAATGTCATCTACACAATCGCGACCATCATGCTTTATGGGGAGAGGATATAGGTTTTCACCACCAGTGGTAGTGTAATAGTGATAACGATCACGACGACCCCTCACTTCCTTACCGTAAAGAGGGAGTGTCTCATCACCGTCACCTGTTAGAACACCCATCTGTTGCATATGCCCAGGTTTGTACTGCTTTATAGGTGGTTCTCTAAACTCGGGGCTTTGGGGAGGTCTCTCTGTGCGTTGCATGAACCTTGGCATCATCATGGGAACATTCACCGGAATCTTAACAACTTTGGGGTTCTGATATAAATATATCACTATAGCTACAAGCACTACAAGAGCAAGAGCCATAAGTTGTGTCTTAGTCTTGTTTTTCATATACTATACTTAAGGAAAATCTTTCAGATAAAGATATGAAGGTACTCGCTATAGATATAGGGTATCATAATATGGGGCTTGTTCTTGCTGAATGTGGAAATGGACCTCAAATTGACATTGAATATATAAAGAAGGTAAGTCTCGAAGATTACAAATACATATATTCAAATGACATTGTTGATTTAATACCCCTTTTTGTAGATGAACATAAAGAGATTTTTGACAAGGCTGAGAGGATTCTAATTGAAAGGCAACCACCTGTTGGGTTTAATAATATCGAGATACTTTTACACTACATGTTCAAAGATAAAGTGAAGTTGATTTCACCTGTGAGCATGCATACACATTTTGGTATGAGACATTTAAATTACGACGAAAGGAAAGAGAGAACTGTTAGCTTAGCTGAAAAGTTTACTGATATTGACATTCCATATGAAAGAAAGCATGATATAGCCGACGCGGTTTGTATGCTTCTATACTATAACTTTAAGATATCGGTTCATTTTTTTGATCAATTTAAATATTCACCTAAAGTATAATGCCAACTGCGAAACAGATTCAGAACGCGCGTAAAAAGTTGAAGAAGACTCCAACACCAAAGGGAAACAGTCCTAAGATACCAACAGCTGCTCTACTCCGCATTATCAAAGCGGATCCTAAAGTGAGTCGTAACAAGGAGTTCATGAAGCGTGTTCATGAACTTACTAAGAAGAAGTAGACTTTTCCCCCTTAATAATTTCTAACGCATTAATAATATTTTCCAGAACTTGAGACATATTGTAAGTACCTAGATTATCCTTATACTTTCGGAGACAATCAATATTGAAATCCAGAGAGGACCCCTCAATATTGATTTTCTCTTCCAGCTCCTTGAGGGAGGAGCTGTGCTTATTAATGATCCTGTCACATTTCTTAATATCATTTTCAAACTCCTCATCAAGTCTGTCAGACACCTCCTCAAGGTGTTTGCGTTGTTTCAGAAGAATATCCTTCTTAACCTTTGACTTGGCAATCCCAATACGCCTCTCAATCTCATTAACCTCTTTCTCGAGGATATCTGCAGACTGTAAATAGTTTGCCTCCATACCCCTTTTCTTTGCCTCAAGACGATTAATACTATCGGTACTCCATTCGCGCTTCGCGTGGCGCATGTTAGAACTGAGCATGGTTTCTGAATTAATGTACACACAAATCTTTATATTACTTTGAAATCTTCCCAGACAGGAGATCTTTAAAATCATCTATGAACATATCAAATCTTCCGAGACGGTACTGTACGAAACCCCATAGCACAAAAAATACAGTCTTTGTGAGTTTATTTGCCTCTGTGTCATCCATTTTGTATATAGGAGATACGACTTGATGCATAAAGGAATCTTCTTTCGTCTTACCGGTTACATACATCTCGGCTTGGGTTAGAGCACATGTATCGTCGTTTACGCTCCAATGAAAGAATAAAAATGGAATTAAAATTGAATAAAACTCCAAGTTGCGTTGATCATTGGTAAATGGAACTACTAAAACAGCAATCAGAAAAACAAGATGAATCCAGAAAATTATGTTCATCTATTATAAGATGAGCGAAGAAAATTTTGGTGGTATTACTCCCTCATCACTCAGAAAGCAAGAACTTGATTTAAGAGAGAAAAGTTGGAATGACCAACACGAAAATATATTGCGTCAATGGGGTGAAGCCTCTGGGTGTTACAGGTACATGAATCATCGAGCATTTCTATTGTATAAGAAATTGAGTCTGCGTTTTACTTTACCGGTTATTGTTCTTTCAACTGTTACTGGTACAGCTAATTTTGCTCAAGATCAGTTTCCAGTATCAATGCAAGCGAGTGTTCCCGCTATGATTGGTGGTCTAAATTTGATTGCTGGACTCATAGCTACAATCATGCAATTTCTCAAAATAAACGAATTAATGGAAAATCATAAAACATCTGCACTTGCATACGGTCTACTATCCAGAAATATTAGGCTTATGTTAGCATTACCACGTCGTGAGCGTAGTGCTGATGGTTTAGATTTTGTGAATACATGCAAGGCGGAGTATGATCGTCTCATTGAACAATCTCCCGCGATTCCTATTGGTATTTTAGATACATTTGAAAAGGAGTATCCTGCAAACACTTTCACTAAACCAGAGATTCTTGATGTAAGAGCGATTCCTAAGATTAAAAGAACTACAGTTGCGGCTGAGATAACAAAAGGTGGTCCATTCAGCAAGTTTGGAGAACTGATGAATTCCAGGGCGGAGTATGACAGGAAGGCTAAGGAGTTAGAAGAAGAAATGGAAGAAGAGGAGGAAGAGGAGGAGGAAGAGGAGGAGGATGCTAAATCCTCGGTGTCTGAAGAACCCGGAGACGTAGAGCAAGGTATACCAAAAGAATAAGTATAGCGATATTAGTTAAAGCCGCACACGCAGCATATGGTAAAATTTTCCTTTTTAAAGGTTTTACGATACGATCTTGTAGTGCGTCATTCTCGAGCACCAAATCTATGGCTTGATTAGTAAGGTCATCAATGGACTCCTTCATTAAAATAATAGAACAAAAAAAAGATGAGCCTGTTGACACACTTCACACGAAACAGATTGAACTTCTGAAAAGGTATATTCAAGAGAAGAAGAATGTTTTCATCTGTGGTGCAAGTGGTGTAGGTAAGACATTTGTGTTGAAGTCTGTATTGAATGACTATAACAGTGTAGAAGTAGAAAGAGATCACCTGAAATCTAAATCACTTTTTCTTACATTTATAAAAACATCGTCAAAGCATACATATATTGATGACTATGATTCAGACTTTAAAAGTCTTATTGAAAGAGTTTCGGATGGAGATCGTGTATCAAGAGGGGCGTTTGTAGTTACATCAACTAATATGTGTATGTTTCCAAACTTTGAAACCGTATTCATCCCAAAACACAAACCGGATAAACTGTTAACTTTGACAGGGTTTTCTGAAGGCGCTGAGAATGCTGCGGTACGGTGTAATGGAAATATTAGAGATTTTTTTACATATATTGATGGATATGACGAGAAAGATGTATTTAAAACTCCTAAGGAGTATATCAAAGATATTCTTAGTGATCCAGCTCCGATAGGTATCCCAAGTTCAATTCACGAGCATGGTCATGTATGGGATATATTTTCAGAAAATTACTTGGATTCTAAGGGTGTTAACATAGTTCCAACTGTGAATGCTTTTTCAGAAGCTGACACATATGATACACAAATGTATACGAATGGTGATTGGAATCTCATGCCATACTTTACATTGAATGCACTTGTTATTCCAAAATTGAATCAAGGTAAGTCTCTGGATAGAGATACAATAAGACCTGGAAGTTGTTGGACAAAGTATGGTAACTTTAAGATGCGAAATCAAAAGTACAAAGAGATTCAGAAAAGGAATGGACACAATTTATGTATAGAGGATTTATGCCTTATAAAGAAGTATGCAGAAAATGGAGACTTACAGCCTATGCTTAAGTATGGTTTAACCCCGCAAGATTTTGATGTGATGAATCATTTGGCGGTAGGAAGTAAGTTAAAACAGAGAGATGTATCAAGAGTAAAGAAAGCATTGAAGAATGCCTACGAACGAGAAAAAACTCATTGACGAGGATGAAGATACTCTTGATTGTGTCAAGACTATCGGAAACGAGCTTCACTTTTACGGTGAGATCACTCAAGAGAATACACTGGAATTCGTAGAAGCCTTCAAGAAACTGGAGATTCTACTCCTCAAACATAAGGCTGATCTAATTGGTTATGAACCCAAGATTAGGGTTAATATCATGAGTGAAGGTGGTGATGTATATGCGGGATTCGCTCTCAAGAATATCCTTGAAAAGTCACGTGTGAAGGTTATCACAATCGCTCAAGGTGCTTGTTGCTCTGCAGCTACCTTCATGTTTTTGGGTGGATCAGAACGTAAGATGGGTAGCAATGCATACCTTCTGATTCATCAAATCTCCACAGAGATGTGGGGTGAATATAGAGATCTCAAACATGAGATGAAGAACTGTGATAAACTCATGAGGGATCTAAAAAAAATGTATATGGAAAAGACTGACATTCCAGAACGCAGATTCAAGAAATTGATGAAGAAAGACCTCTATTTGTCGGCATCAAAGTGTCTAAAGTATAAGATTGCTCACGCCCTTGATTAACGATAACATATCTACGATAGAGTCCCAAAATGCATAAAATTATAAAAATGATAGCCAATGTATTTGCATTCAATGGAACGTTTGTGCGTTCCGGTGGCCTAAGTCGCTCCATTCTACCGTAATTTACAACTGGAAGTGAAGACATCCTATTTAAAGTTGAGAAATTATTTACTTGTATAATGGAACGCCTTATCCATAAAGATAAAATGAACCGTGAACGTTACACCGACATCCGCATTGATAAACTCATTGACGGAACTGCGGATATCGTAAAGGTCTCCGGTATCGTGGGAAATGACAAGTTCACCGAATCACGAACCAATGTTAAGACTGGTTATGAGAAAGCCCTGAAGCGGGCTCAAACCATGTGGAACAATGAGCACACCAAGTGCAACCAAGTGTTGCCTATGCTCGCCAACAAATGGGATGATCGCAAGAAATACATCTCTGAGCCGTTCTACGTTCAACCCAAACTTGATGGTGTTCGTTTACTGGTTTCAAAGGATGGTGGTATCTCAAGGACTGGGAAGATTATCCCTGGAACTGAGGTTCTTGGGAAGGGTCTTGGACCGGGTCAATACGTCGATGGCGAAGCCTATGACCCTAACCTCACCTTTGAGGATCTCACAAGCACTTTCAAGACCGACCCTCTGAAGCTCAAGTTTTATGTTTTTGACTTCTTTGATCTCAGAGCTGAAGCCCGCGCTAGAGATCAGATGACCTTCGAGCAACGCTGGGAGTACGTGAAAGATTCTATCTACAATCCTCATTACGAATATGTTGATACCTTCAGTGTCAAGAAACACAAGGATATGGAAGGTTATCACAAGATGTTCATACAACAAGGATATGAGGGTACCATGATCCGTGACCGCTTCAGTGTTTACGAAGTGGGTCAGCGAAGCAACTACCTTCTCAAATATAAGGATTTCCAGACCGAGGAATATGAGATTACCGGTGCAAAAACTGGGCACGGTAGAGATGCAGATGCAGTTGTGTGGGTATGCAAAACTGAGAATGGTCAACAGTTTACAGTGCGCCCCGAAGGAACAATTGCTCAGAGAGAGGAACATTACAAGAACTACAAGAAGTACATGGGAAAGATGCTCACTGTCAGGTTTCAAAACTTAACAGCTCTCGGCGTCCCACGATTTCCTGTAGGTGTGACGATTCGCGATTACGAATAATGTTAGTATAAATAAATGAACACAAAAATTGCCATAGATGTAGATGAGGTACTTGTACCCTTATTGAAACCTATGGCAAAATATAAAAAGATAGCTTTACCTAAAAAACCAAAATACAATTACCTTTACAGAGAAGTTTTCAATTGCACAGAAGAACGTTCACAAGAAATTCTCCACGAGTTCTATTTTTCTGATGAGTTTCGTAACTTAGAACCTATAGAGGGATCACAAGAAGCTATGAAAAAACTACGTGTACTGTTTGATAAAATGTATATACTCACCGGAAGGCAGGAAATTGTTAGAGGGTCTACCGAACTTTGGATTGAACAGTTTTATCCAGGTTTGTTTGATGACGTCATTCTCACGAATAGTTTCACAGAGAATGAAGTCAAAAAAGTTGACGTGTGTAGAGCCTTGGGAATTGGTTGCCTTATTGATGATAGCATCGGAACATGTAACGAGTGTATTGAAAATGGTGTGGGTGCTATGAACTTTGTGGGAGAAGAAATGTACCCATGGTGTGAAGAAAGTCCTATCAGCATTCACGGTTGGGAGAGTTATAATATTCAAGGTATAGAATAATACGATCTTCGTCAGAGCCATTCTCCGCCCAATGTGGAAATCTTGAACTCATAATGATGTGTTTACCATCTTCTTCTTTTATATCTCCTAATTTAGAGTGATGCAAGTAACAATCGTCTGGACACTTTAATCCTAAATGATAAGTAAACTTATAATCATCTCCGACGTGGTCTACATGTTCTTCCAGTTTTACACCACCTTTCATGAGAGCAAACCCAGCTATACGAACACCTGGTATTTTTGAAAGTAGTTTATATGTCTCTGGGCATTTTAGACAATTGCCCAATACTATCTTACTCTCCCATATAATAGGCCAACTAATCCACTCCTCTTGTAAATGTGTTTGTCCACCCTTTAGCCAACCACATTTACCAGAATGGTAATCTGAAACAATTTGACGTAGAACGTCTGAACCTTCCCATTCACCCGTAGGTCTGGGTTTATCACTTATAAAGACATTCATTGGTAAATCATCCAACTCTTCTCGTATAGTCTTCCAGTGATTTTTCAGTTCTTTGAGATGCATTTAGATTGTGATAGAATCTTTTTTTACTCAAAAACCGCTTCACATGTGACAATTGCAATTATACAAACCCCTATACATGCGAACTGATATACTGCGAAATGCCACAAAAACATTACAGCCGTAATTATACATAACAGACCCGCGGTAAATCCGTGAATTGTAAGCCACGATGCAGAAATTGGCTTTTCACCATACAATGCAATTGTTGTTGTACCTATGAATACCATATTCAGTACATCAATAGCTCTACTATACAAAATAAGTTGAATTACACATGTCAAAAGTAAAAAAACAGAAGCAAACTTAACAACTATATTGTAGTGAATCCTCGTCATCTCTTGTACAGGTTGTATTTCAGGTGGTGGTAAGGGTTCTGGTGGTGGAGTAACTTCTGGATTAAAAGCTATTGCTACAGATCCATCGGGCTTTTCAACCACGAAATGTCGTTCCATCCTTCATGTAAAATAGGCTATTCTATTGTTTATACCTGTTAAATACACGAGTACGTAGTATTTCATTCTCGTATTCAAGATCACGTAACTTATCAACGAGACTATTTGTGGCAACGTTAACTAACTGCCCACCGCGAAGTCTTTCATTTTCTTCTTGAGTCTTTACCAACTCATCATCTAATTCTTCAATTTTCTCTATGACTTCATATATTAATTGTCTGTCAGTGTGTTGAAATTTTGAAATTGTACGCTTTACCTTTTTCAAACGTTTAAGATCTTCGTCATCTTCTTCAACGTTTGGACGCATACAACATGACATACTTTACATTGTAATTTATTTTATTCCTTAAATTATATGAACAATCATTTCTACGCTATTTTACTTTCAGTAGTAGCAGGGTATTTATACTACGATATGATGGAATCGTCTATACCCACAGAATCAAATTGTAGTTTTTCAGCTTCACCCATGACAGATCTCCTTGCATTCGTATGGGGTTTTATCATCATGGGCTATGGTATAAAGAAGTATGATAATCCCATTTTGACATTTTTGGGGTGTGCGGTAGTTGTTGAACATATTTTCCAATTAAAGAGAAAGATATAATGTTGGCACTTTTTTGTAAACCGGTTATTGTAATTGAACCCACCAAAATGAAACCCATTATGACTCCCCAAGATTGTAGAATTGTACAGGTAAAAGAAATAAAAGACAATGCATTCGCAGCTGAATTTTTAGAACCACTTGATTGGATACAAGCACCACCCATCGTCATCCCCGAAAAAATGGATTTGAAAGATTAATCAGTTTGTCATCCTTTTTGGTTTTCATGTAAATAACTTCGTCACATTCACCACCTTTCATAATAAGATTGGGCTCACCACATTCAGTCTCAGGTATCTTATGTCTATCACATGCAAGTTTTGTCCTTTCTGTGATATTCATATTCTGACTAAATCCTATGAAAGTTCTATCAACCCGCCCCTCCTTATCTGAAGCATCTATTATGCATTTCCATGAATAGGGTCCAAATGCCCACTCATTTGGTGATTCAGTGGGTGGTGGGGGTGCATCATGAACCGCAGCACCTCTACGCGACCTAAAACGTTTTTTTACAGACGCAACAGGGTGTAAAATGACTTCAGCAATAGTCAACATTGTATTATATACGATAGTCTATTTTAAGTTATTTTTACAAATTGGAATTGTCAATTAGTAAAAATAATGGGATTTGCACCAAAGGAGGTTTGAACTCCTGACCTCGCGCTTACTAAACGCACGCTCTGCCACTGAGCTATTGGTGCTTTGTGTCTCCTCCGACCGGGTTTGAACCGATGACCTACAGGTTAACAGCCTGTCGCTCTACCAACTGAGCTACAGAGGAATGGTCCTCTCTACCTGATTTGAACAGGTGACCCTTGGAACTACAGTCCACTGCTCTACCAACTGAGCTAAGAGAGGGTAAGGGTCCATCACATATGCTTGTTCATGGAGTCTTTTAAGGTGAACAGTCTTATGAGTCTCCTACATATGATCCGGAACGAGCTCCCACCAGGACTTGAACCTGGGGTGGTGGATTCAAAGTCCACAGTGTTGACCAACTACACCATAGGAGCTGGAGCCTCGGCTACTATATCAGTAATTTGATTCTTTTCTTTAAGCTCGTAAATATGTTTAAAGTAGTACATGAGGAAGCAGAAAATACTAGCAGCAACATTTGTAATGATCATAGGTACGACGTTGTAATGGAATGAATATACGAGGGACAGAACACTCGCAGCCAAGTTCAAATGTAGGAAGTGGTAATTTATAGCTTTTGCATCTTTGTGTTTGTACACATGCTTAATTTCGGGTATGAACATAATAACAATGAAAGCTGATCCCATCAGCCCGCATACATCTATGGCGTTCATCTTACTCATAAGTATTTTCTAACGTTTAAATAAGATGTCATCAATTCTCATTGTGATACTGATTATAGCATTTTTGCTTTTCTACAGAAAACGTAGAGTTGAAACTTATGACTATAAATGTTTCCTTTTGACTTTAAAATCAGAAGAAAAACGAAGAAATCATTTCATGAAATATCACAACCAGGAAATACCAATTGAGATCATATATGGACCAGACACACGAACTGTTAAGGGTGCTAAAAAATATGAAAATAAGATTGATGGTGAGTACTATGAAAAAGCTTTGGAAATGCACTATGATCCAACTATAAAGCGCCCCGACATAACCTACTTTAATTTAGGGGCTATAGGCTGCTTCATGGGACACATGGATTTCTACAAGAGATGTTTTGATCAGGGCTTGAAATATGCAGTCATCTTCGAAGACAATGTTATCATTAAATCTGAACAACTTTACAAAGAAATACAAAATATAATAGATGATAGGGGCGATGAGTTTGAAATGTGTTTCTTTCATTGTCTCTCACGTCTTCCCGACAAACAAGATGGAAAGTTAGAAAAGGTTAAATGGATTTCGAGTACCAAATGTTACCTCATTAATGTTGAAAATATGAAAAAATATGTAAAGTATTTCATTCCTATGGATAATCATATAGACATGAAGCATGAGGATTTAATCTCACAAGGTGCCAGAATATATTACAAAGATATGCGTCGCTATATGAAGATTGATCGTAGTCATAATAGCACTATTGGACACTTTTCTCATGGGCGTCCAGACTTTATATCCAGAACTAATCCTTCCGCAACACGTAAAGACGTTAAGTATGGGTACTGATGTAGACAGGTCTTTCAGTCTTTATTATAGATATTCCCAAGTTAAGAACAGTTTTAGCTAACCGTGACTTTACATAGACAGTGGTATAATCAATATATTTCCTCGAGTTGGGACGATGACGATCAAGAACCTTCTTCATAGAGAGAACCCTCCCAAGTGATATATTTCTACATTCTGTAACATCCATAACAAATCTAATAGGTTTGTTGTATGACCAAGCATGTGTAAACATATTGTCCAAGTCGTGGGGTGTTGTAGTGTCCCTTATTTTAATTGCATACTCCATACACATTTTTATAAATACAAACAATATATTTATAAAAGTGTGATCCAAACGGGGCTTGAACCCGTGACCTTGGCGTGCCTCGTGTGAGTTTTACCTCACTATGTATACCTTACTATAAGCACCACGCTCTAACCAACTGAGCTATTGGATCAAAACTCGTAAACCGTCACAGTAAAACGTCCTTTTTGTTCAACCTTCGGTTCTAAGAAGAGTTCTCGTAACTTAACCTTTCCTCGGTCTGTACCTTTAAGTAATTTCATCTGTTTATCAATGAGGGCTTCTGATCTAAAATAATGTTTTTCTACTGTATAATTTTCAACGCCATCTTCTGTTATCACAATGACATTGTTTGGTGGTGTTATTTGAGCCCCTATAAACTTAGGATCTTTGTACATGGCTCTAAACATTATACTATGTTGAGAAAATCCTTAAAATAGATAGCATTTGTCGCACCTTTGATGAAATTACGCTTATCTTGTGCAAGTTTAAACGATTGAATTGCCATTTCATGGGAAATAATTACATCATAAACACATGGTTCAACGTCACGAATTGAAAATCCCGGTGATATGATCTTTACGTCTGCCTCAACTTCTTCCAAATAGCTGAGTATATCTGTATAGTCACAATTCTCCGATACAACTACAGTTGCGTAACCATTTATTTCGTAGTTATTCCTAATCTGATGCATTTTAATTTTATTGGTTGTATCGGGTGTAACTATATCGGTAACTTTAGAATAACGCGCATAGGTAGCTTGTGTAGCCAGACCAGTTACACAACGACCCGGAGCTTCAATAAACACAATTGAATTAGTTGTACTGGCTTCAGTGTATGCATAGTCAATATATTTTGCAAACTCCTGGACAGCTGTTTGAAATCCGATAGATTCAATACCTGGGATGTCGTTGAAAATCGTTTTGGCGATACCAATAATATTTGTTTCAATTCGGTCATCCATAGCAAGCTCTTTTGCACTTTTCATAGACTCATTTCCACATATACAGTAAAGTCTGTCAAGATCATTAATATTATCAATTGCTTTTTCCATATCAACTTTGTCACATGAGACCCTTAAAACAGATCCCGCACCTTCATCAATCTTGTCACGAGAGGACAAGTCTAATCGTAAGTTGTTATTCACACCACGAAAACCCTCGTATATACCGAACATACGGTTGTTTTGGGCATTTTCAAGGCGAGTAAGTGTATGGATAATATTATTGACACCTGGACACACACCACCAGCTGTAAGTATACCAACGTTCATTTATCTATTTACGGATGTTATTTTTAATTAAGTAAAGTATGAGAAGTACACATGACACAAAACAAATAACGCTAATGTAATCATAGACCTTCTTTATGTTATCATATCCCGGTTGAACATTCTTATCTATACCAGATGGTTTGACTATGAGATTATTCAATAAAAAATAAGCACTACCCCAACCTTCTTTTGCATTTTCAGTTTCTACAATTTTTTGATACGCGAGTGGGAACTTGTAAGTATATTTGGAAAGATGTCTATTTGTCTCAAAATCCGAATGTCCCATCATGAAGTCGTGATCTATCGCATACTTCATAAACTTTTCATTGTACACATCTGCATGTGAAGCACTATTGTACATTAAGAGTTGATGTGTTTTACCTGCAATCACATCTGTTGGAAGTGGAAACCCGAATGTAGTTCCCAAGTTATAAATGTCAGGATTTTTCTCTATGAAAAATGTGTTTAAATCTTCAACAATTTCCGGATCTCTAATACGCTCATCAAACTCGCAATCATCTTCTAATACAAGAGTTCTTTTGTAACCATTATCAAGTGCATGTTTAAACACAGTTTTATACGCGTCTTCCAAATCAATGTTTGGTTTATTCTCACGCAACGTTTTGTCACACTTCTTGTAACCAAAGTTATATTGAAAAATAACCCTTGAAGTTGGTTCGGCTTTCATGATGTGCTGATATATTTGATGCTCCCTTGGAGAATCGTGCATAATGAGTACATACGTACAATCTACACTAGGATCTAAGTTACCTTTTGGAAGTCGGTATTCCCTGTAATAATAACAGCTGTCCATTACAATACGTTAGAAAATTTACTCATCAGGTTTAACAACTTTGAGATCGTATTTATTTTCACCACCATACACAAGTTTTTTGTACAGTTTTATCATAAACTCCGGTACATGATTACCATTAGCGGTAACATCAGCCATACCTGGTAAAAAGCAAGACATACGTCTGTAAAAGAGAGTGTTCTTATCGGAAGTCTCCTTGGAGGCATCGCCAACGCGGTAGTACTGCTTGTTAAACTCTCCAATGTTTTCTAAATCATCTTTGTGGGTAACCTTCATCTGAATCCTCTTATTGTCATTTTTCGCGTTGATGGCACCGGAGTGAATCAGATTCGCGTCAAAAAGGATAGCTTGACCGGGTTCGCACCCAACGCTGTTTATAGACTTGGTAATGTAAATCTTATTTCTCTCCTTGTGAGACTTGGGAATCACATCCAGACATGACTTCATCTCCTCCAAGAAGAATATGATTGTATAGGAAGGATGTTTCATTTTGGGGTTTATAACGTCTCCATTCTCATCTCGATGACACGTTGAAACACTGGACTTTTCTATGGAAAAAATATAGTCTGTGAATACATAATCTTCACCCAGTATTGTTTGGAGTTTCTTTAGGACACCTGAATGGTTGTGGATAAACCTTTTAGCCTCTATGTATTTCTTACAGTCAATTAGACCCAAGATGTAACCAATCTCACTCTCATTGAAGGCGTCAAATACATGGAATCCACTATCAGTGACATCCTCATCCTGTATAAAACTAACATGATTAGTTGTAGTTGCATATGCAATTACTATTAGTAAAAGTAGTATCAAAAAGATTCTCATGTTACTTCTATTAATAGTATACTATTTTATTACACACTTTCCATTCTATGGAGGTCATCGTCACGTGATCCCTCATCACCACTGTTTCTTTTTGATTTTACACCTGTGAAAGCACCTAACCATCTCCTAACTGCGCGTGTAGACCCAGTAACAGATGCCGCATCATCGTTTACAATAATAGAAAGACCGTTACAAACGTCGGGTTTATTGACTTTATCCGGGAATTGGAGAAGAAATGCTTGTATTGAACACGCGGGAATATCTGGAGATTCATCTAAAAGCCGATCATATTCCTCTCTACACTTCATTATAAACTCAACTACATCACCCCTATGTTTTATATCAAGTGACAATTCCATGTCTATAGTTCTATAAAACTTTGACCATTGCACACACATTACAGAATGCCCCTCTGATAAAGGAAGACTCTGACTAAACTTTGAAATACTGGATAAGATACCTCCCAAAACATTTAAGAAAGCAAAGAAATACTGTATTATCATAATCTTATTTTTAGTATCTGTAGATACATCAGAATTACCACTTGGGTTTAATACAGCAAAACCACCCACACCCGTTATTGAGGCTATAATGATCGATGGATATGCCAACCAGTCATTCTGAGATTTATATAGGAGTCGTGAGTGATTATGAAGCCAGCGATAACCAGCTGCTTTTTCTGCCCACTTAACTAAGAGATTTTCCTGTTTATCACACCAGTCACAGTGGTCATCGCCACCCATGGTAACTTGAGATATGTTAAGATTTAAATGTCATTGCAGAGTCTCTCGCAAGTTTGTCCGCTTCTTCGTTGAGAAGATTTCCATTGTGAGCCTTTACCCATTTCCATTGAACATCTTTCAGTTGATTACGAAGTGTATCAATTTCAATCCAAAGATCCTTATTTTTTACATCACTCCCTGATGAAGTTCTCCAACCATTCTTTTTCCATTTGTGGATCCACTGGGTAATCCCCTGCTTCACATAGTTACTATCTGTATAAATACAGACCTCTTGAATATCTCTCTTCACACACTCCTCAAGAGCTCTCAAAATCCCGGTCATCTCCATCCGATTGTTTGTTGTATTATGCTGTCCACCGCATAACTTATAAATATCACTGACCACACCCCAACCACCAGGTCCAGGATTTCCCAAACTGCTCCCGTCAGTGTAAACATCGTGGTACATATTTATTGTTCACGTTTATCTTTTATATTGTATTCATCAGCCTTCTTTGGTGTTTTACAAATTGTGTCACCACAATGATCTCTGTTTTGATATACAGAGTTAATAGACGTAGCTATCTCATTACATGATTTTAGAGACCATCTTCCTAACTTGGGGGTTTCCGTTTTAAATAAACTTTCCAAAAGTTTCTTGAATATCATAACCAAATGTAGTAGATTATTTTTAAGTGTTACTATCAGATGATAAGTGTCCAGGCTGTTCATACACCTATGATCAGACCTCGTAAGAAGAAACTTAAACTTACACGTAGTGTCATCAACGATTTAAAAGAAATAAGTAAGCTATCTTATTTAAATCGTTGGGAGTATGCAGGTAAGGTGGAACGTGACAATTTTACATTCAGTAAACCGGAATATGTAACATCCAAATGTCGTAATTGTGTAAAATCTAAAGAGATTGAACAAATATGGTACTCAGAGATAGGATTCCATACACACCCAGGATTAGGAGAGACGAATGATATTGTAACCGAAAACACACCAATCTATGTAACTCTCCCAAGTTCTCAAGATTTTGAAGCCTATATAAAGGGGTTTCCTGAGATGCAATGTAATATCCTTTGTGATGCACATGGTTACTATATTATTGATATTATCAAATCAGATGACTACAACACACTTCCATTACCATCCGCTGTTGATAACTACATGTCACGAGTGCGATCTAAACCTTTTATGCGTATATGTGTATTTTCTGATGAAGGACTTGAATACTTCAACACAACTCTAAAAAATTGGAAACAACAAATTAATTCAGAAATACATACAGATTTAATGCATCAATTTGGTATTTCTATGAGATACTATGGATACAATGATGAACCACCAGTCATAACTATTCGCGTGGTTTAGTAGACCTGAAAAACTTATTAACTTAAAGATCTTTTGAGAATATAAACTATATGATACTCGATCATAGAAACAATGTATTTTCTCAAAATGGTGAAGATGGTGTCATTGAGTATATTTTAGATAAGTTAAACATCACATCTGGTACATGTTGTGAGTTTGGTGCTTGGGATGGAAAACATCTATCCAATACATTTAACCTTATAAAAAATAAAGAATGGAAAGGTCTTTACATCGAAAGTGATGAAAATAAGTATAAAGATCTACTTGAAACATGTAAAGAATACCCAAATATAACACCGGTTCAAAGTTTCGTCACCGGTGAAAATCTTGACGACCTCATTTTAAATAATGACTTTCCAGAAGATTTAGACCTTCTCTCTATAGACGTTGATAGTATTGATTACGAAATATGGAAAGGATTGAAGAAAGTGAGACCAAAGTTGGTAATCATAGAACCATCCAACTCCACACCACTTTGGGAGAAGGATGTATCATACGATGGACATGGTGCAAGCCCATTTCTGATCAAACAACTTGCCAAAGAAAAGGGATACACATTTTTATGTACAACGGGAAATCTATTTTTCGTAAGGGATGACATTAACACGTTGGAACCGAACGATGAGATTGAATTCCCATGGTGGTTACCCAATGATATTAAACGAATGGTGTTTCATATAAATTATATAATACCCGATGCACACCTAGATGATTTCGGAAAAGATCTCATTAAATACATTAGAGGTGCAAAACTGGGGTACATGACAAATGAATAAAATGCTTTTCACGTGGGTTTAGTGGTATCTTTATCAGATCTGAAAAACTTATTAAATGGACAATTTTCACACCGCCTATGTCGAATTGCACAATTAAGTGCATCCGGGTTTTTCATACACGCCTTCTTTGCATTTTTTTTAGCTTTCCAATATTTAGCCTTAGTTCTTTGAGCATATGTACGCCTTCCAACAAAGCAATAGGGTTGAAGGATCATATTATGATTACGTATTTCGTTTTTAAATAACATTTTTCATGTGATTTAAAAATGAAGATCTAATTAATTATTTTTAATAGCAAATACAAAATTGATTTGTATGCTTAGTTAGAGAAGGCAAGACCACCCATACCGGACTGGATGCGGAGGACGTTGTAGTTAACCGCGAACATGTGCATGGTGGTGGAGGCGATGCCGGTGGGGATGGTGACAGCGACCTGGGCGTTGTCAATGCGGGAGAAGTTGCAAGTGCCGGTAGGCTGATGCTCCTCGGGCTTGAGCGCGAAAGAGTACGAGTACACACCGGGGTAGGGGCAACCGGAGTGATGGTTGTACGCCTGGACCTGGTTGAAGTACTTACCCTTCTGAGCCTTGAACCTGTCCTGACCGTTGAGGACAAGCTTGAAGTCGGTGAGGGGACCAGCGACCTCCTCGGTGAACTTCTTGGTGGAACCGTCCTCACCACAGGCAAGGAGGGGAACACCGGTACCCTGGGTGATGGGCACGTAGCAGTTACCGGAAGCCTCAACCTGGGCATCAGACTCAAGGATAATGTCGGCAGCAGCGGGGTACTTGGTGAAGTTCCAAAGAGAGGTGGCAGCGTTCGCGGTCGCGGGGTCGTTGAAACACCACACGAGTTCCTTGACTGGGTGGTTGAAAGAGAGGCGCTTGTTGGAGGTGGTACCCGCGGTGACAGTGTCCGAACCAGTGTGCTGGACCTGCTCAATGAGGTACTCATGACCCTTCTGCGCAAATCGCCTACGCTCCTCAGTGTCGAGGTACACGTAGTTAGCCCACACCTTGAAGGTGGCAGCGCAATAGGTGCCGAAGTCGGTAGTTAAATCGAAATCAACGCGCACCTCGTGGTACTGCAGAGCAATTAGTGGGAGGAAAAGTCCAGGATTGCGGTTAAAGAAGAAAACGAGGGGGAGGTAGACAGTGTTGCCAGTGGTGGCAGTAGTCATCTTACCCCAGGTAGCCTTCTTGGACTCATCGAGGTAGAGCTCGGAGTAAAGCCTCCACCAACGCTGGTAGGTCTTGTCAATCCTTTGTCCACCAATCGATAACTCGGCGGAGGCGATCGCACGCTCAGCCACCCAGCAAGCATCATCGCCGTCGGCGGTGCGGGAGTTAGCCGCGGCGGACTCAAGCTCGACGTACATGTCGCCGACAAGATCACCGTTACGGGCGATAGTGACAGAGACGCGACCAGACGCAGCGGGGGTACCGTTGACAGTCTGCTCGATGTTCTCCATCGCGAAGTTAGTGTGGCGCTTGTAAACCGCCTGGAAGAAAGTTACCTTAGGGTTGCCAGTCAGGTAGACATCCTGGGCACCGTAAGCGACGAGTTGCATAAGACCACCGGCCATTTTGAGAGTTTTTGTACTATAAGCGGAGAAAAAAATTCCGGGAAATCGCGGCATATTTCATTTTGATTTTTCTCAGTGTAGATTAAATGTCGTCTCGTCCTGAACAGGAAGAACCCATAGAGGAAACTGAGGAGGGTGAGATTATGTCAGAGGAGGAGGAGGATGTCCTCCTAAGTGATGATGAGTATGAAATTAACGACGATGATGACGATGAGGATAACATGGACCTCGCAGGTCTCATGACTTCTCTCCTCGCCACCCCAGATGGAGATACTGTGTGCTCCGCCCTCGTCAATCTTTGTTTCCAACTCGAGACTCAAAATAAAATTCTAATTAAAATGCTTGCTCGAATGCACCCCCCAAAATCGGCTTAGAAAGAAAAATCGTAGTTTATTAAATTATAAAATGGAACATACCCATTTCATTGATAAGGATCCAAACAAGTTTGAAGCACTGGTTGAACTTCAAAAAGAACACATTCAGTCAATGAAAGAAGAACAGGTCTATACTATTTTGGATAGGTTCGAAAATGCATGGTATCTAAAGACTAACGACTTTAGAAATGCCCGTGAATTGGGTTATCGTCAATTTGTTCATTCTGACAACTTTGACGATTTTGGAAATCCAAACCCAAGTCAAATTGATGTCCTTGCCATTAAGGGTATCCGGGATAAGCAGCGAACTTATCTAATCAATCTAAAAAATCATGCCAGGGACTTGAAGATTCACAAAAAAGAACCTAATGACGATGGTATGACTATTGTGAGAAGGATTAATAATGTATTGAAGCAGCTAAGTGATGGATATGAAAATATCCGTCGTCACTACACATCATTTGAACGTGTAGATAACCCGACTGCCCTGCCACAGTTTAGTACTTCTGGTGATCCATCTACGATGGATGAAGAAGAGGTTGAAAGTTCAACTCCGTATCAGAAATGCCTCCTGTATTCACTGGATCAAACATACAAGTCTGGGTATAGGCGGTACAAGGGACAGTGCTGTGAAGAGATTCGCACAATTGAGGGACATAGAACTCGTGCATGGAAACCCAAATTTACCATTGAAAACTTTGTTTATTCCCTTTCCCAAAAGGATGATGACTTCACCATGTGGAAGAACTTTACGAGCCGTGGTAATGTCTACAGGGATGTTGTTGACAATATGAACAAATGCATTGATGCTCAATTCCCTGAGATTACTAAGCGTAGGCATGTTTGGAGTTTCAAGAACGGTGTATTTGTTGGTAAGGAGTGGCTTCCTGACCATGGAGTGTATGATTGTAGGTTCTATCCATATGAAAGTGCCGAGTTCAGATGCTTAGATCCTACTATTATTGCTTGTAAGTATTTCGATCAACAGTTTGATGACTTTCCACATGTTGAGAAGTGGCAAGATATTCCCACACCTTTTTTTGACTCTGTACTTCAGTATCAAAAGTTTGACAATGATGTATGTGACTGGGCATATGTCATGGGTGGAAGGCTTTGCTTTGACGTAGGTGAGTTGGATGCGTGGCAAGTTATTCCATTTTTCAAGGGTATTGCTCGTTCCGGTAAGTCCACCTTAATTACAAAGGTTTTCAAGAAGTTCTATGAGAATGAGGATGTTGGAACACTCTCAAACAACATTGAGAAGAAGTTTGGTCTTTCCGCCATCAAAGACACTTTCATGTTCATCGCACCAGAGGTGAAAGGTGATCTCGCCCTTGAACAGGCGGAGTTTCAGTCTATGGTATCAGGTGAAGATGTCTCTGTAGCTGTTAAGAATAAGACCGCTGTGTCTATTGAATGGACGACACCGGGTGTGCTGGGTGGTAATGAAGTTCCTAATTGGAAGGATAACTCGGGATCTGTGCTTCGTCGTATTCTCACATGGAACTTTGCGAAGCAGGTGAAGGAAGCAGATCCCCAACTTGATGAGAAGCTGAACAGTGAACTTCCTATTATTCTTCTCAAGTGTGTGAGAGCTTACATAGACTACTCTAATAAGTACAGGAATAAGGATATATGGAATGTTGTACCCGAGTATTTCAAGAAGATTCAAAAGCAAGTCGCGATGGTGGCGAGCTCCCTCCACAACTTCCTGGAGAGTACCCTAATCAAGTACGACAAGGATCTCTTTGTCCCTCAAAAGCTCTTTGTGCAGGTATTCAATCAACATTGTCAGGCAAACAACCTGGGAAGGCATAAGTTTACACAAGATTTCTATGCTGGTCCTTTCAGCTCCAGAGAGATTGAGGTCAGGGAGGAAGTTGTGACATACAATGGTCGTACATACCCAAGGCAGCCAGTAGTCTACGGTCTTGATGTAGTTGACGAGAGCCTCGGTTTCACAGACGACTACTAAAAAAAATACTACTAATTAGTAATAATGAGCCAGCAGCTCAAAGAATTTGTGAAACAGTCGGGTGTAGAGTTACGCCCTTCGGTTGCGTCAAATAGTAACAACAACAACAACAACAACTTCGCCAGAGAGCTTGAAGCTAATATGTTAAAAAGACAAGAGTTCCCAAATCGTCTTGAAAAAAACATGATGAGTAATGCTAATTATAATGAATTTTCCGACGCAGTTGATTCAAACTGGAATAGCAATGCAAACTATAACAAACTTCCAAATGAAAACAAAAAAATGATTAACAATGTACTCAGAGAGTTTGAACCACCCATTCCAGCCCCCTCCACTAACATTGCAGGAAGATTTCCAGTTACTCAACCCTTACAACTCGCTTTCAGTAAGTTAAATCCGGGTATGTTCAATGCTACAGTAAACAAGGAGTTTCCCCAACAGGGTGATCTCATTGATCTTAAGAAAATACTTATGAAGGTTCCTCAACCAAGAACCTCTATCGGTGAGGGTCTTTATCTGGATACTACACAAATTATAGGTAGGTTTGGTGCGATGAGGGAGGGTTTCTCCCATACACGTGAGTATGGAAAGCAAGGTGATATTAAAAAGAACTTCTTCACAGTTCAGATAAAGGTTACCATTTCTAATGGCACTGAAGCGAAGGGTGGTACTGTAAACATTTACAAGAATGGTAAGATTCGCTTCTCTGGTGGCTTTATCGGTACTAATATTGCAAATCAACCTGAACTCATAAGGCGTTACATCATTAACACCTACACCGAAAAGGAAGCTTATTTGTACAACCCCTTTGAGTACAACAATCTCAGTGGTCAATTTAGATTTAATGGTAATTTTAAAGCTTTATCTTCTATTGCTGGCAAATCCAGAATGTATGCTTCATCCGGTGTAACTAAATTAAGCTATGAGCCTGAGCTTTCACCCTTTATGTACGTAAATTACAAGGGACATAAATATAACTTTTCTGAATCTGGAAATGTTCAGATTTCTGGTTCTCCAAGCCCAGCTGATATGCTCATTGCTTACAATGATGCCATAGCTCTCATTAAGCTTATGAATACCAACGGTGATGTTGAAATTACCGGACAGGTTCCTAAGGAACTCACTAAGGGTGCACCTAAAAAGAGGGGTCCTAAGAAGAAAATTGGACCTCGTACTCCAGTTAAAAAGACTAAGACTGAACCAAAGAAAAAGCGCAATTCAGTTTTCAATATTCAGATTAATGGTATTCAATGTATGCGTTTCTCTAAAGAACAACTCACTGATCTCGCTAAGAAATTAGGTGTTGTGGGTATCACTAAGAGTACTAAAAAGGAAGATCTTTGTAAGAAGATTAATGTTGTCGTCAACAAAAATAGCGCTACCATTAAAAACAAGGGTAAAAACGTTAAACTTTCCGGTGCTAACAAAGACTTCAAGCTCGGTAAAACCAAATGTAAGACTTATGGTACTAAGGAGGATCTAATTAGGGTTGCTAAGATTATGAAAATTGATATCGCTCCCAAAGAAACCAAGGATACTCTTTGTAAGAAAATTGAGAAAGCTCGTAACATGATGATTGCCCCAAAGCCAAAGCCCCCTACTCCCCCACCAAAGAAGGTTGTAAGGCAACAAAAGGCACAAGAAAAGAAGAATGTTAAGGCTACACAAGTTATGACAAAGAGGGGTATGAATGATGCTTCTATCCGTAAGGATCTTATTAAACTTTACGGTAAAAGGTGGATGGATAGATACAAGCCTTCTCTCAACAATGATATTCGTGAAGTGCGTAGTCGCATAGCTAAGATGTCTGGTGGTAACAAAACAGGTATTCCCTTCAAGAAGAATGTGGATGATGTTAAAAAGAGTTTGGTAAGTAAGTGGAAGAGGGAACGTGTGCGCAATCTTGAGAAGAAGTATGTCATGAACTCACTCAATACAGGTGGTATACCACGCCCATTTGTCAATGCATACAAGGCTGCAGCGACTAAATATGTCTTAATACATAGCCCAACTAAGACTCAATTAGCTAAATATAAAAAGACTTGGTTGAGTAACGCCATGAACACTAAGAATGCCTCACCAAAACCTGTGTACCAGGTTAAGGCTAAGAGAGAGACTTTGTAAACTTAAAGGTTTAGATGCGAATAATATATAATGAACGAATACCAAAAGTTCTGTGTAGACGAGGCGGAATATCATCTACAGAGAGCCCGAGAGTTACTAACAGACGGTCTACGCAATGCTAAAAAGTATCATGACGAGACCAAAGACTTTTATAAAATATTAGCGAAGGTTCTACCCTTCATGGTGTGGATACAACACAACGAATCTCTACATCACGATCCGGAAACGGAGGAAAATTTATCAGATACGCCTTCTTCAAGCCAGTCAGATTCAAGTAGTTACGAGCCTGAATCTCATTCTGATCACTGAGAGTTCTAATAGTTTTAAACTCTAATATGATTTCGTTATTAAGTATCATATCAATTCTTAAATTTCCAATTACATGATCCTTGAAAGGAATTGTAACTATACGTTCAGTTTCATAAGGAATACCCGCTTTACGTAGTAAAACTTCCATACCATTATGGTATACACGCTCGGAATACCCGGGTCCGAGTGTGTATACTTCTTCAGCTAGAGCAAAAACTTCGTGTCCCTCTAACATTACTTTACTTTTTCACTTTGGCTTTAACAATCTTATTTCTCAAATTGTTTGTGAGATTGTAACCAGTCATATTTTTGAATGCATTCTTGTTACCAGCGGTAGCTGCAGCCCTCGCCATGGTGGCTGAGGGTGCAGTGTTAGAGCGAGGTACAGCAACCTTCTTGAATGGAAGAAATTTGAAACTATTTTGACGATTAGCACCTACAACCATAATTGAGTTTTGGTTGAAGTTTTCAGTGATCTTGGCTATACTGCGATTCTTTGCAGAACTCACGATAGTGACATTTGGAAACCACCTCTTGAGAATTCTCATTTTGTTCTCTACGGGAAGGGGATTCTTAGAGTTACCTGTAGAGTGTGAGACCACAACAACGGGAGTCTTATTTGATTTACGAGCAGTCTCTATGACCTGTTCAATCATGAGTCTGTGACCCTTATGGGGTGGGTTGAAACGACCATATGTGAATACCACAGACTTCATACTATATTATAAGTATATAATATTTAAGCTAAATAAGGATATTTGTGTACCCAAACATTACATATCCACTTTTCTCCAGACTTTACTGGAAGTCCTCCATGTAAAGCCTTGGAAGTCAACATCTCGTAGTTGTCCAATGTATGAAAGAAGAGGGCATCACCTTTCTTCAACTTGTATTTGTTTTTGATATTTGGAAATCCAGTTTCACCCTCTTCGTAGTCATCATTAAGTGCCAGAATTATAGTATACATTCTCTTGTTACCATTTGGAAAGCAATCTTGGTGTGGTTTATAGAATCCACCTGGTCTATAACGCACTACCTGTAACTTTTCACAATTTTTAATGGGTCTATCGGTTAGAGATGTACATCTTTTAACAACCTTGTGCACTATTGGATCTTCAAGTTTTAACCACGCAGTCTCGCTATCACGAAGTTTTTTGTTAACGGTTCTATTACCTGAAACAGTAGATACTTCAAATTTACTTTCAGCCTCCTTTTTGATGTGTTCAATTTCTTCGTCTGAAATAAAATTAGGTATCACTTGTGGTTTCTTATATTTTGGAATGAGAAACCAAACCAAAATTATAATGACCAGCAACAAAATCATCTTATAATTAGTGTAGATAAATATTTTGGGGATGAATACAAGTATATCGCTTACGTATAGTTTCAAGAACCCCATTGGCGTATTCTACCAATTTTTTACATATGTCTACAATTTCAGAATACCTCCCCGGTTCGAGTGCATACTGTCGTAACAGATCTCCACCTGTATCTATAACCATTCTATAAATGTTGTTTATATCTCTAAATCTCTCCCTCTGTTTGTCACGTCTCTGTATTTCCTTTTTGAAAAATTGTTCATTAATTTCATTAAGCATGTAACCTACTCTAAGATACCTGTTACCATGGTCATATAGGTCACCATAACGATAAACTATCTCTCTATCGAGGAAGTTCAAGGTGTTAGCGAATCGCATGATATTATCGGGTGCATTCATCTCTCGAAGTTCCCTAAATGTTGGTATTCCACCACATGGAATATCTCCATGCTCTCTCGAAGAAATACGTTCCCTCCTAAACTCTACATAATGAGGATTATGAATTCTACCAGTCTCCACTTGACCAGATACCCAATCAAAAGCTGTATGACAATCTGGACACCACATTTGCCGACATCCAGATAGTTTTTGAATCATAGTTCCACACTTTGGACAGGGTTTAGTATCCTTTTTTAAAAGTTTCATTGTTTTGACTGCATCTGGATCACATTTATGGTCAGTACTTATCTTTTCATTACAATGTTCACAGAAGTGATTATCACATAGACCACAGAACCACTCTTCATTCATAAAACCCTTACATTCTTCAGTTGGACATTTACGAATAAATTTTTGGGGTTCATCACCAACTACAAGTTCACCACCGTTACGAAGTCTCTCGAGTTCCCTATATGATTCTTCCATCTGCCCCCTTAATTCCTGTACAGGTTCAGGTATTTCATTCATGACAGTGAGGTGTCCCGTGCCAAATATTTTATAAACTCTATACAATTCTATGAGTCTGCCTCTCTGTTCGTTTATAACCTTGTGTAATTTCCTCACAGCCTTAATCCTCTCAACCTCGGGTTGCGTTGAAGGCATTTGCACCTTTTCCCGTTCAAATAGAATATTTTCTCTATGACGGCGAAGTTCTGTGTTGCGGAAATACTTTGTGCAAAATGAGTCAACAAACTCTCTATTCCACATGTTCTTACACCCCATACAATGTGGATCATCTGTTATAGAAAGGAGATACTTCTGTGAACAAGACCTACAACATTCTAAATCACAGAAGGGACAATCAACCTTTTTGTGATTTATTTTGTTGAACTTTTCGCAACATACATCACAATTTCCCATTATTAAGAAATTGCTTTATGTCTTTAACTTTACATATACTTTTTCTTTACCCAATCACGATCATTTTTAAAAATTTTAGATAATTTGGGATCGGTGTTTTTGAATAGAATCATTAAAACATTTAGTCTGCGGAAGAGACCCAAAGGGCGCTCACCCGATCTTATTATTCTTGCCAGAGCCCTATGTCTGGCAAGTGGAGACTTATCACGCACTCCACTGTATCCATGTGCACTCATGATACCCGAATTGCTTATGGGAATAATCACTTTAGGACTCATCTATTGTAATCCAATATTATTTCTTACGACGGATAGCTTGTTGCTGTTTCTGAGTTGCCTTGACACCCTGACCAGTAGCCTTAGCGAGTTTCTTGTTCTGCTTTCGTAATACAGCTTTGGCATTCTTCTTCTTTTGACGCTCAAGCATTGCTAAACGACGCCTCTCCGTCTCACTGCGGACAGACTGAGCTTCGGATCTCTTCCGGGCTTCCATATTGGATTTAGACTTGGCTAAAGCCCTTTCAGATTCAGCTTTCTTCTTGGCTACCTCCTCCCTTTTCTTGGCTTCCACATAGGCATTACTCTTCCTCATGACATTATTGAATGCAGCCTTTTTCTTCGCCTCAGCTTCCCTAATCTTGGCTCTCTCATCTTTTTCTTTCATCTGTCTATTTTTCTTTGCCTTCTTGACAGATACACCACGGCGAGCTGCCTCTTCTTGGTTACGCTTCCTCTCACTCAATGTAAACAATGGATTATTAGTGGCTGGAACCTTGTTGTTCTTTGGTGCAAAGACAGGATTACTAATTGGTTTGGATGCGGCTAAACCCTTCTCAGAGTTTCTCTTACGAGCATTTCGTAAAATGGCACTCGCGGTGTTACCCTTATTAAGCCTCTGGATGAACTCTGTTCTATTAGCCCTGTTAAGAGCCTTGAGAGTAGAGAGAGACTTTGACAAATCACCCTTGGCTTTTCCTTTCGCCCTCTCCTCTCCGAGCTTCTTTTGTTCCTCAACCTTCCTTTGTTGAGCTTCCTTTTGTTCCATCTCCTGTGCACGGCGCTTAAACCCTCTATCAATAGTTTGTTTAACATTAGTCCATACCTTGTCACCATCTTCAAGTAGATCTATGTATTGCGCTCTCATTTTACCGTCATTGCGGCGTTGCAAATCAGCTATAACCTTATTTCTCAATAGCTTACGTTCCTGAATTTCCTTAATTAGGGGTTTTGTACTAGACATACCACGACCACGGGCTAAGAATGCTTCACGTCTCTTACCACCTATACCAAATCCAACAAACTTTCTCACAGTTTCAAGGAGTTCCTTATCAACACCCCTATCATTCTTACCACGAGAGAGGTTCTTGACATTACCTCCAGCATTAAAGAGTCTGGAAGCTTCTGCGGCTGCATCGTTATTTTCTTCAGCCTTCTTTGCACCCATTTTACGAGCTTCGTCAAATAACCTCTTATTCTTAGTCTTATTCCATTTCTCCATGAAATCCTTTACATCCTGCTTAGTTAAACCGTTAATCCTACGGAACTTATCTTCAACACCCTTTCTTATGAGGTCAGCTTTTCCTACACTCTCCGTATTTCTCTTATTCTTCTCCTCCTTCTGCTTAGCTGCAGTCTTCCTTTCCTGATTGAGCTTCTTAGCATTGGCTAAGACCTTCTCAGGACCATTGGTTGGAAGACGCTTCATTAACGCAACACGGTTGTTTCTTGTGATATCAGTGAGTCCGGCTAAGCCGCGGGCAACATTCTTAGTAGACTTGTTACGAACACCCCTCTTCTCAGCATCGAGCTTCTGAGCCTCCTTCAGAACCTCATCAGGAAGCTTATTTTTTAGACTGTTCACAAGCTTAGCCCTATTATTGGGAGTAAGCATCGTTAAAGCCTGAATCTTCTTTGCAACTTGAGCCCTCAACTGCTCACCCACCAATCTCTCACGTTCTTTATCTATATTCACACCCGACTTAACTTCAGTTATGTTCACATGGGGTTGAAGAAGTGCTCTAAGATAGGTATTCTTCTTGAGTTGTGGAATCTTAGCATTTCTGATGTAGAACCTAAGAGTCTCCTTATCCTTCTCATTATCCTTATCCTTTGCTGTTGAAGTTGCAATTACATTTTCAATCTTGGCACCATTCTCTTTGAAACTCTTCATGTAATCTTCCATTTCCGGGTTTGTGAGATGCTTAAGCCTCATTAAGTGATTACCAAGGCGTGCCTTGTCAACTTCAAACTGCTTCTTCTCCCCCTTCTTCTTTTCTTCCTCTCCCTGGCGCTCCTTTTCAATCTTTCTAGCCTTAATAGTCCCATTCATAGTAGCAGCCTCACGTTTGAGAACTTCAACATTTGTGTTAGCATTCACAACCTTTGCTATGAATGTCTTACGGTTCTCAGGTCTAAGATCGTTGAGTGTATTCAAATACACACTGATTTCAGACTTCTTAGCCGCTGTCGTTTCATCGCGGGTCTTCAGTTGAGTGTTAAGGTTGTTAACCTCACCCTTTAGAGCATTCATATTAGTATCCATAGTTATACGTTCAATGAAAGACTTCTTGTTCTTATCATCTAAACGAGTGTTCTTCATGTGGGTACGTAACTGATTCCTCTTAGAGTTCACGAGACTTGCGTTAGCCACAGTTTTCATTTTATTAGCTTCAACCTTGAGTTTATTGAGGGTTGACCTACCATCGTTAAACTTCTTGAGAAGTTGAGCACCATTGATTCCTAAACCATCAATATAATTGGAAAGTTCCGCACGCTGCCTCTCCTTATTCTTTGCTACCGCATTAAGTTGTGTAGCTCGGTTTTTCAATGTTGTTACGTTAGCCTTTTGACTGTCGTACGCCTTGATAATCTTCTGTTTATCACTGTTACTGATACTCAAACCATTCATGTGATCCTGAAGTTCTTGACGATTTGCAGACCTCTTCTCCGTAGCTCTCTGTTTCTTTAAAGCCTGAACATTCTTTATAATATCACCTAAAGTCACGTTTTGAGTCTCCCACTTGTTCAGTATGAGAAGTTGATCATCTTCACCAAGACCATTCATAGCTCTTTTAATACCATTGGTGTTAGCAGCACGCTTTGCACTTCTTTTAGATTCTTGAAGCTGATTGGCTTCAGCTTTAATATTATTGTACGTTCTCGTATTGTTGGACAGTAATCTCTTTTTATTAGACTTATTCAATTGGTTTAGTGTATTGAGATATTCCTTGAGTTCGCGGCGAATCTTAGCGCGATCTTCTGCGTTTATGGTTTGCTTAAGCTTTGTAGCCTTGTTCCTAAGAGTTGTATTCTTGGGATTAGCATCAAAGTTCTTTAAAATAAGATTTCTATCGTTTTGCTCAAGACCTAATTCACTCATGAATAAAGAAAGCTCATCACGCTTAGTCCCCCTCCTATTAGCTTCAACTCTCTTGGCTTGGTTTATTATAGCGGAATTGTTAGTATTACCAAATTGTTTCATGAGTTCTGATCTATTTTCATTAGTAATATTGAATTGTGTTAGTTGTTTGAGAAGATTCTTACGCTTTTGGTTTCTTGATTGTTCATCCATCTCATTTTTCAGTCTTTTAGCTTCAGTCTTTAGAGTACTGAGGTTTGCCACTTTATTGTTAAAACCCTTCATGACTCGCGCCTTACGGGAGTTATCCAAGCCTAAATTGTTCACATAAGCTTCAAGTTCTTCCCGTGTTTTACCGCGTTTTTCTCCGGCTCTCTGTAAAGCTAAATCTACAGCACTCTTTTTAAGAGATTCAAAGTTTGTGTAGTAACCATTTAATTTTGAAGTAATTTGAGTTTTGTTGTTAGCGGTTAGGTTGGTTAAAGTGTCGAGGAAGTTCATAAAAACACCCTCATCCTCGATAGTCTTTTGTTGTTTTCTTGTCTGATTAATACCAGTTGCACGATTCCTGAGAATACCTGCATTTGTTTTAGTATTGTCAAACTCCCTCATGATGTCACTTTTGTTTTTGTTGGTCAAATTTGTGAGACCTTGTAAATAAGCAGCAAGTTCTTGACGTATCGTAGCTCTTCTAATCTCAATTCTTTCAGATAGGTATGCATTAGCTTTCTTCTTAAGACTGGTCACATTAGTATTGTTAGTCTGTGTGATCATATTTATGAATTCAAGTCTCTCCGCGTTAGTGAGGTTTAACTGTGCGAGATATGCTTCAAATTCTTCCCGGTTTGCGCGATTTTTTTGGGTTTTCTTATTTTGAACAAATGCATTAGCTTTTTGTTTAATGGTATTCACATTTGCATTATTCAGGTTTGTAAGGAATTGGTTCTTCTCGGTATTCTTGAGACCCAACTTATTGAGGTAGATGGATAAAGCCATTTTATTCTTATTCCTCTTTTCCCTGATTTTCATTTGAACTCTATTGTTAGCCAACCGCTTACCTTCAGTCAAGTTAGGATTTTTATTCAAAATATTCATTTTATTGTTTGTAGTAAGACCTAAACTATTTATGTAAGCCTCTAATTCTCGCTTTTCCTTTGCAGCATTTTCACCCTTTCGTTTCTTGGCAATTCCATTGGCGTTAGCCTTTAGAGTATTAAGGTTTGTATTTTCAATACGATTCAATAATTTTCCACGATTTTCCGAAGTGAGAACTTCACCGAGAGTATTCATGTGAGCCAAAAGCTTCGCCTTCTTCTCGGAAATCTTACCGCTTCTAAGTCCAATAGCTTCTTTTTTGAGAACCTCAACGTTTACTGTATTTGCATTATACTTGTTAATCATGGTGGTTCGGTTTTCATTAGTAAGACCCAACTCAGCGAGGAATCCGATGAAGTCTTTCTTGTCATTTTCCTTCTTTTCAGTGGCTCGCTTCTTAGAAAGGTTGAGAGCCTTGTTTCGGTTTAAGTTACCATTTCTTAGTAATTCTTTCCTATCTTCATTTGTTAGATTGGTGAGAGTTCCCAAATAAGATATGTATTCCTGTGTAGCTTTGTTACCAGATTCTGCGTTTCTCACAGCCTTCAACTGCTTAGCCTCTTGAATTAACTTTTCAACATTTCGGTTACCATTACGGAACTTTTTCATAATTGCATTTTGGTTTACCTGATTGAGACCTATCTCACCCAAGCGTGTATTAAGCTTCACACGGAGATTCTCAACGTTTCCAGACATCCGGGACTTTTCCAGGTTTAGGGCTTCCTTCTTTAGAGTATTCACGTTAACATCATCATTCTTGAAACGCTTCACAAACTGATTTTTGTTAGCTTGATTGATTTTGAGGGGTGTGAGAAATGAAAGAAGATTTTGAGCCATGATGGCTTTCTTCTCATCAATCCTCTTCTTAATTAGTTTTTCAGCCATATTTTTCATAGAGTTTGTGGTTGTATTTTGACTTACCGATTTAACAAGATCCTCCTTGTCCTTATCACTCAATTTGTTGTAATCTTTGAGAAGATTCTTAAACTCCTGTCTCTTCTTGTTAAGAACACGATTAACCTCATTGGATATCAATTTCTTAATTTCCAATATCAAATTATCAACATTGGAGTTACCTCTTCGAGCTCTCGCTAAGAAAGCGTTTTTGTCTTGTTGGCTAAGTTGAGTAGTTGCTAAAAATATAGCCATCTTCTCCTCATTACTCCTTTCTATGTTAGCTCCTTCATCAGCCTTCATCTGAGCTTCAACCCTTAGTTGTTGGAGATCATCTACAGCCATACGCTGTTTGATGTATTCACTCTCTATTGGGAGTAGTTTAAGACCATCTATGAAAGCGAGGAATCTTTTTTCCTCCTCTAATGCTTGTCCGGCTTCAGCAACTACTTGTTTTTTAGTTGTAGTACCAAGTTCTAACTTTTCTAAAAACTTCTTCTCACGTCTGAGACCCATCTGTTTAATTTTTGCAACTGCGTTTTGTACGGTTAAATCTCCATTTGGAAGTGTAGTTGGGACTGGTTTAAGATTATTCTTGGTAGGTAAAGCTGGACCCTGGGGTGGACCCACAGTGGGTTCCGGTCCGCCGTTATTTTTATAGTAGCCTAATCCCTTGTTGCCGGTTTTAAAAGCATAACCCTTCTTCTCACCACTAAACTTTTTGGCGGGAATATAGTTCTTTTTGCCAAAAAGACCTCCAAGAAAACTGGGCTTCTTGTTCACTCCAACGTTTACTGGAGCGTTATTTCTCCTCACCTGTGCAACAATAGGTTCGCGGACAGCGCGTTGATTACCACCTAAAAAAGCGGGTTTTCTCCCCTGTTTAAACACATTCTTGTTGTTAAGAGTCGTGTTCCTCCTAAACACGTTAGGTCGGGCACCATTGGAAGCACGAGGGCTGTTGTTGAAATTTGTCCGCGCGCGTTCCGTGGATCCGTTGTTCCTATTGGTGTTCAAACCGTTGTTCCTATTGGTGTTCAAACCGTTGTTCCTATTGACGTTCAAACCGTTGTTCCTATTGGTGTTCAAACCGTTGTTCCTATTGGCGTTCAAACCGTTGTTCCTATTGGTGTTCAAACCGTTGTTCACTAAGTTGGTATTGTTAACATTGTTCACTGCTGTGTTGGTACTGGCATTCACTGCTGTGTATTTGTTAACAGTTACACGAGACTTCCTGGCAAACTTGACAGGTTCATGTACTTTCATGTAACGCAGACGCTTACCGATTGCGGTAACAATCTGAGTTTTAGTCATTTGATCAACATTCTTAAGATTAACCTTGCGTGCAATCCTTTTGAGGTCTGCACGCTTTGTGGTAGAATCAAAGAGTAACTCATAATCATTTGGCTTTAAAGGTGACTTCTTATCCACCAGATAAGTACGACTGGAGTTCATGACTAAAGGGGGTAAGGGTAACTTACCTCCCTGGATATCCTCGTACGCCTGACATATTTCATCTTTTGTTAACTTAACATCTACTCCGATGTTCGTTTTGATCAGCTGGCGGAGATTTGCTATATCCGCGTTTGGATCACACGCATCCATTATATATATTAAGTTAACAAAAAAGTGTAACGAATTATTTTATAGTTTTATATCCTAAATTATATAGTTTAATTTTATCTTCATACGACATATTGAAATCAAATACATTAGTTTCACCGATGTCAATTTCAATCAAGTTTACATCCTTATTATGTTCACGTCTATTTACAATAGTTGAACGAACAAGAGCCTCTACAAACTGTCTTGGTGTGTTTATTTCTTCTTGATAAATCTTATCCATTTTTAATTTAACACATGTAATCTCATATGGCTTTTTATCTAAAAATGGTGTGATAGGGTATACTTCTTGTGTACCACCATCAACGTATGTTTTACCTTCATATTTACCACATGCAAAGATGAGAGGTATAGCCATACTCATACATACAGCATCAATTACTTTCATATTAGGGTGAGTATCACGTGAAAAATACTCCGTTGTTGAAGTATTTAAACAGTATGCCGAAATGTATATTTTCATATCTAATTCCTCAAATGTAGGGTCACATCCACACAATTCGACCATTTTGTCACGTATAGGATCTAAATCAACAAATCCAAATTTGGTAAAGAAGGAGCCTATACGTATTTTAACAAATTCGGGGATATTGAATGTTAGCGCGATATTTAGTATTTCATCGATAGATACCCCCAATGCTAAAAATAAAGCTATAATTGAACCAGCTGATGATCCGGAAATCTCCTTCACATCTACCAATTTAGATTCAAGTCCTTTTAAGACTCCAATCATTGAGAATATGCCCATTGAAGCGGGACCCAAAACGAGGTACTTCATTCTCCTACTTAGTAGAACTGAGGAAATTGCTTGCGAAGTAACGCGAACACCACAGCGAACACAACCGCGTGAGTCACAGCGGCAGGGATGCTGGTCTGTCCCGACTGGAAGACACCGCCCGAGCCAGGAGGGAGGGTAAGAAGAAGACCTGGGCTGAGAGCGATGAAGAGAGAGGTAGTCACGAGAAGATCGGTCTTGGTGAGTACGAGACCCATCGCGCGAGCGACGAGGCTGAACACAAGGAAGAACACGAGTGCGTGAAACATGACGGCCATCTGACTGGTCTTGCCGTTCATAAACTTGACGTTTTTGCCCACGGTAGTAACGAGAATACCGGGGCTGAGAGCCAGAAAAAGGGCGGCGGGGAGGGCAACTTTTTGAGAGGTGATATCAGGGAGGAACATTTAATATATATGCATATAATTTTTGACGAAATGAGTAAAGTTATTAAACGTAGCACCTCTCATCATTTCTTCATGAAGACCATTTTCATTAATAGCACGCCTGAGATTTCTCCAAATGTGGGAAAGTCTCTCTTCATACCACCCGGTCTGTTCTTCATATTCCCAAATAGTGCGTTCTGGGTGAGGCATATGCTCTGTAGAACAAAACTCTACAAAATCACAAAACTTCCCTGAGTGATTCATTTGAGCATCGTATGTCAATGTGTCAATCATATTCCACATGTATCGTAGTTCATCTGAATATTGGACTTCCCAGTCTTCAATATTAAGAGGAGTGTCGTCGTTGTATTCGTCGTCGTCACTACCACCGACAACATCGTTGTAAGCGGTAGCTTCGTATACGTATTGGCTCCAAACCATGGTTATTACTTATCTTCTTTAGGAGGTTTATCTTTTATACCGGTTAACGAAATAGAAGTGGACTCTTTGGTCTTTAGACCATCCTGGATGGCGTTTAAAGCACCCTCTACTTTGGCTTCATCTCCACCGAAAAATTTAAGAAGTCCATCCTTGATAGCATCCTTATTGATTCCAGACTTTCGGACACTCTTACGAATGCTAATCTTCCCCTTCCTGAGGTTAATGGTATCGATACCCTGAGAAATCATATGCTTCTTCACAGACTCCTTCAGTCTCTTTTCCTCTTGATTTAGGATTTTGATATCAGATTTTGCTTCAGAAAGTTGTTTTGTGAGATCTACAAGCTTGGAGACGCTCTCAGAAAGTTCACTTGGTACTGACATATTTATTATATAATTCTAAAATCTAATCTTTAAGCGCTCTTAGTTGAGAGGGCGCATCATAGTATCAGGGACAATGGTGGAGTTGTTCCAAACGAAAGGATCCTTGCTGTTAGGGGGCTCAGCGCGGATCTGCTGGTTAGCGTTCCTTAGGGCACCACCAACAGTCTCGGGGAAACCAATCTGAGCACGGGGCTCAAGGAAGTTCTGACCAGCGAGGATATCTTCGGGAGCGAACTCACCGAAGTCCTCCTGGGACGCTACCTCACGGGGGAGGAGAGAAGAGGCGAGACCAACACCATTCTCCATACCACAGCCACCGTTGGAAACGGGTGCGGCGGTGGGTCCAGCGGAGGGACCAGCACCGACAGCGGCGAACTCACGCTCCTTAATAGAATACTCGGACTTGTTGTTAAGAGTAAAGAGAACATAGACCAGTGCGACAACGGCGAGGACCATAAGTAAGTTTTGGGTACGACCCTTCTTCATCATGTTTTATATTAGGTTAACAATTTTTTTTACTGTTCATCATCAACAAAAGCAAATCCGTCTGGGTAAGTGTCAAGAATTGGGTCTGGGTGAACCCTGACCTGGACAACATTCCATGAAGATCCGAAAGATTTCTTGGCAAACCAGAGACCCGCAAACTCGAGAATGACATCACAAGACTTTCCAGATTGAACATTCTCAAAATCCATCTCCTCCTGCTCAGCATTGAAAACCTTCATAACCTCAATGCGTTCCCCTGTAATCTGTCCATCCGCGATACTGGAAGTGTATGCACCATCGACAACCTTCTCACTGAGCTTCTTACCGAACCAAGTCTCGGCATTTTCAACAGCGGCACCAAGATTCTCGGTGTCAATCGCTTGAATCTTGGCGATGTTCACCTCAGACTCAAGATCCATAACAATGTCTCCTGAGACGTCGGCAATCTTAACCCCGTTCAACTGAACGAGGCACTTGCGCTTGGAATCGTTGAGAGCCTTCACAAAATAGAGACCATCTTCACCTTTAGCTGGGGCGTTGTAAAGCATTTTATATATGGTTTGTGTCTCATTTCTTTAAACCAACAAATGGTATAGCAGCTGACTTATTTAATACATTTTGAGAAACCCATGCGTTTCTCCTGGGATTATAACCATAAAGGGTATTTATAGGGTTTATGTTCTTTGGTAATTTCTTTGCATTCACAGGTCTCAAATTAACTTCATTCTTTACATACGAATTGTTGTTTACATTTTTCCATGTTAACGATTTGAGATTCAGTTTCTGATTACCAGATGACTTTTTGTACCCATTTATGTTAGTGTTTTTTGTAACAGGTTTCAATCCATGAACAATCTGTTTAGATAACTTATCCTCCGATGGTTTAGTTGTAAAGTTTTTATACTTGTAAGGATCTATACGTTTAGCCTGAGATACAGAGACCTGTGCATTTTTCTTTGTCGCTGGAGCACTCTTTCTGGTAATTAATCGCTTTACCCTCTTGAAAATGTCCTCAATAGAATTGGAAGCAGTAACTTTCTTATCAAGGAGTTGCGCGAGTTTAATAAGGCGTTGACGATCTTTTTCTTTCTTTTCTGGGCGAAGATTGAGTTTACTCATCAGATAGATATCTTCTATCAGAAACTCTTTACTCGCTACAAAAACCTTGTTATTGGTAACCAATTTACCAGTGTTTTGATTCCTATATGTTACACCCTTTCGCCTGGTTAAAACAACCTCATATCCAAACTCCTTTGGTCTCATGAATGGAATATCAAGAATACCACCGAGGGTCACACCTTCAATTTTACCGCTATTGGGTGAAAAGAAACGAACGTTTAAATCAAGTGCAAATAATTCAACATCAATGAACACATCCCCTTTCTTGGGAGCGTTGGTAGTACCAGACTTCTTCTTTTTGATTAAGGTGTATCTACGTGTCACAGCTGGACCAGAAGGTGGTATACTGAGACCCAAAAATTTGAAAAGTTTTGGATTTTTAGACTTTATGAGTGACATCCGCTTTCTAACGCGTGCATTTAAACGCTTAGCTATCTCACCCAATTTATCCCAAAGAATGAGTTTAGTCGCTTGAAGTTTACCAAAAAACTTTGGGTTAACAGACATACGTGGAACAAACTTTGCATCTATATCAGTCGTGACAACCCTGTTTTTGTACTCCACGTATAAATTGAAAGCTTCACCACCACTTACAATTACATCACCCATAGTCTTCATATGTTCAGAAATCTCACCAATAGTTTCCAATATGATATCTCTCAAAGCGTTAGTGACTGTTAAGTATACAATCTTCTCAAACTCTTTATTCTTATGAGTAGTAGTTACACGGTATCTGAATTTTCCAAGATCTCTCTGTTCATTCCTTTCGTAATATTTTTTCAGTTTAGCATCCTTGAATAATAAATTTTCATCCAGATATTTTTGGATAGTGGCTTCTGGATAAATATCAGTGTCCATTATTATATTCTCACATAATAATATGGTCTGTAGTATAATTGACGAATGCAGATGCTACGCATACGACGACGTTTGGGATCCAAAGAAAACACAGTTCTGTGGAGTAAGGAGAGGACTCCATGTAGTACCCTGTCCAGAAAAGGAATGTTGTGCTGGTGGATGCCCCGGGGATTTTCCAAAAGAACCTTTCAGGATCATAAAACGCCCATTACCATTAGAAGGTAAACAGTTCAGTACAGAGGTTTATGTACTCATTTTACTGATCATGTTCTCTGTCGTATTTCTGACGTATCTTACTTAAAGATTACCAGTCTAATATAGATATAATGTCTCTTGAAACTATTCAAACTGAACTTGCTGCTCTCCGTGCTGATGTTAAGGCTCTCACCAAGATTGTTCGCAAGGTGAAGACTCACCAAGAAGATCCCGACGGTGAGAAGGCTAAGGCTCGCTCCGCCAACAACGGCTTCAACAGGAAGCAGGAAATCACACCTAAGTTGCGCGATTTCCTTGGACTTCCCGAGGGAGAGCTAATCTCCCGTTCCGAGGTGACCAAGAAGGTCAACGCCTACATCACTGAGAAGGGTCTCAAGCATCCCGATAACGGTCGTCAGCTCATTCTTGACGACAAGCTTAAGGAGCTTCTCCAGCCCCCTGCGGACGTTGTTGTGACCTACCTAAACCTGCAGAAGTACCTCTCTCCACATTACGTGAAGACGGAACCTGTAAAGGCTTAAAAAAATAACACATAACTACAATATGTCTGTCTCAAAGGAACAAATTGAACAACTTATTGATACAAAGATCAAAGATCTGTCTTTGTATCAAAGAGCTTTTACACATAAGAGTGCCCTCAAAGAGTATGAACAATTTACAGAATCCTTCGAGACCTTAGAGTTTATGGGTGACAGCGTGTTAGGGTTTATCATCACCAAGTTTCTCTTCGATCGCCACGAGGAGAAACAGGAAGGATTTCTCACCAAGGCTCGTACAAAACTCGTTCGTTCTGAAACTCTCGCAGATATAGCCCTAAAGTTGGGTCTCAATGATTTAGTTATCATGGATGAGAAGGGTATGAGGAACTCGTGGAACAACAACCCAAAGATTCTCGAAGATGTTTTTGAAGCCCTCGTGGGTGCCATCTACATGGATTTGGGTCTCCTTCATGCGAAACAATTTGTCCTCAGAATCTACCAAGATCCTAAATATATAGATCTCAATTCCATCATGATTGATGACAATTTCAAGGATAAATTAATGCGATATTGTCAAGTTAACAATTTACCCTTACCTGAATATCGTGTGGTGTCTCATGAAGATGGTGTATTCTTCATTGACGCACTCGTAAATAATCAGTTTGCTGGTAGAGGATACGCTAAAAGTAAGAAGCAAGCCGAACAACTCGCAGCTATGATCTTTTTTCAACAACTTAAAAACTACCCACAATGTTAAGTTAATATGCATCCTAACGTTAAGGCTCTGATTGAGAGGGAATACGCTGCCCAGAAGAGTGAGGAATGGCTTGCTCTTCGTGGTAATCTCCTTACAGCATCTGATTGTGCTACGTGTATCGGAAAGAACCCATACGAGAAACCCGAAGACCTTCTACTCAAAAAATGCGGTCTTGGGGAAAAGTTTACTGGAAATGCAGCCACTCGTCACGGTGAGTTATATGAGGACGAAGCTCGCATTCTATACGAAGAGAGGCACGGGGAAGTAGTACATGAATTGGGGTTATGTCCCCACCCCGTGCACAAATGGCTTGGTGGGAGTCCAGATGGTGTTTCTGAATCGGGTAAGCTTGTAGAGATCAAATGCCCCCCACAGAGAGCTATCATCCCAGGGGAAGTCCCAGTACACTATATGCCACAGCTGCAGCTCTGTATGGAGATCTTAGATCTGGAAGAAGCTGACTTCATCCAGTACAAACCTGCCTATACTAACTGGCCTAAGCCGGAAGAGTTTGATGTAGTCAACGTAAAGAGGGATCGCGAATGGTTCAAGACCTACCTCCCCGTGATGGACGAATTTTGGAAGAAAGTTCTATATTTTAGGGAACACATAGATGAACTTCCACAACCTAAGCCAAAGCGAACCCGTAAAAAAAAGGAAGTTGAACCAATCAAGTGTGAAATTCAAACACTTTCTGACGAAGACGATTATCATGAAAATTGAAGAACATTACAACCTCGCTAAAGATAACCTCAATGGTAGGCTATTTGCACCTTACCAAAGAGAAGGTGTTCTTTGGATGCTTACGATGGAAAATCAGGAATCCGGTCCCAAGGGTGGATTCCTCTGTGACGAAATGGGTCTGGGTAAGACCGTGCAAGTGGTTTCTACAATGTTAGGAAACCCCCAAAAAAGCACTCTAATCATCGTACCCAAATCTATTATCACACAATGGGTGAATGAAATTACAAAGTTTGCCCCTAAAATGTCTGTTCATGTGTTTGATGGTCCAGACAGGAAGCTGAAGGAGGCTGATGTTGTGATCATGCCTTATTCCCTGTTATCAACCCATGAAGACACACCCATTCATAAAAAAATATGGGATAGGGTTATTCTTGATGAAGCTCATGAGATTCGTAACAAGAAATCAAAGCTATTCAAGAGTGTATACCGTATCAATTCCATGATCAAGTGGATTGTTACAGGTACACCTGTCTTCAATTCAATGGAAGACTTTGTATCTCTTTGTCATTTCCTTGGTATTGACAAAGCCCTTGTTCAGGGGATGACCAATAAAATTAAAGATATCTACATCCTTCGGAGAACCAAGGATGACCTGGCTAAGATCAACGAGCGTTTGAGGCTGCCGAACTGTTACTTTGAAAATGTTGAGCTTGATATGTTTCCAGATGAGAGGCAACTTTATGAGTTTGTATTTCACGATGCACAGGCTACCATTCAAGAAGCTTTCAGAAATGCAGTCAGTCTCAACTCCAAGAATATGGTCATTTTAGAGTGTCTTCTCCGTGCGAGGCAGTGTATGATTCTTCCGCAGATGTACTTGAATGGTATTGCGAAAAAGTCTGGAACACAAGCAGAAGAATGGGTTGGAAGGTCCAATAAAATGGAAACACTCTTCCGTATGATTAATTCCCATCCAGAGGAAAAGTCTCTCGTATTCTGTCAATTCAGAGGTGAAATGGACTACATCCAGAAGAATATGGAGAAACCAACTTTCCGTATTGATGGTTCAGTGGCAAAGGATGACAGGGACAAACAAATAACCCTATTCAAAAAGGCTCCACCAGGTTCTGTGTTTATTATTCAGATCAAATCTGGGGGTCAGGGTCTCAACCTTCAAGAAGCTACCCGCGTCTATATTACTGGACCATCTTGGAATCCTGCTACAGAGTTACAAGCTGTTGGTAGGGCACACCGTACAGGACAGACTAAAGAGGTTTTTGTTAAGAAACTCATATACAGAGAGACTGATACATTTGTTTCCGTGGAAGAAGAAATGATGGCTCTCCAAGGTCACAAATCTATCGTGTGTTCAAAAGTTCTCAATGATGAGAGGGTTGAAAGACAAATACCAGTAAAGAGAACAACTGAAAAGATTTCCATTTTGGACATCAAGAAAATTTTCAAAGCTTAATGTATAACAAAATGATTGGTTCTCGTGCTCAGGTTTTCCATGGAACTGCTGACCAAACTGCGGGTGGTCTCAAGAAGAAGGATCTCATCCTCGATAATGGTGAGATTAAGAGCAAGGCTGCTCAGCAGGCTGCGCTTGCTCGTATGAAGAAGGAGGGTAAGAAGCATCTTGTCAAGGTTTTCAAGCCTACCAAGAAGGGTTTCAAGCTTCAACCCAAGGAGGGTACCAAGGCTTATGACAAGAAGATGGCGAAGATGGCGTAAAAAATCTGGGCGTACTATAAGAATGACTCTCGCTACATGGAACGAGTCCGTGCGTCTGGCTAAGATTAAGCTGGGAAAAGACCCTAAGGAGTTTACCAAAATTCAGGGTAAACTGCTGAGAGAGGCTCAGATCATATATCATATTCTCCTAATGAATAAAAATAAAAACAATAAATAAGTATGTCAAGTGTACAAAACGTACTCGATCGCGCTAAAAAGGTCGCAACTAATACAAACTTCCTTGACAGCTCGAAGAGGCGTATTTATGCCACGAGTAGAGGGGCTATGTTCACTAAAATGCCAGGTGGGTACAGAAATTATAAACCCATCGCTAAATACATGAACAAACCCGGAACAAGTTTAACTAAAAGATTATATTAGAGTTGGAATTGAAATCCCTTTAGGTTTTGTGGTTCATACACCACAAGTTGATTAAGTTTCCAAGTACAACCGAACTTTCTGTTCAAGAAATATACACTATTGAGTTCAGCAATAGCGTGACCACTATTTCTTGCATAGAGACCGTTAGAAACTTCAGTCTTGATTGGATTCTTGTCTGCGTCATAGACGGCAGCCTTGATGAGACCATTGTGATCCGTATCAACCTTTAGACGAAACTTTGGTTCACGATCAGGACTTTCCTTTACGTTGGAATTGAACATTGGTTTGAGTTCCTCCTTTGTCATTTTCTTTTGAAAAATCTTTTCACTCTGTTCAACTACATTGTCAATAATTTTATCCTCGATAGCTCGGATAGATGTGTAAAACTTGTTAATGTAACTACCATCTTCATCATACCCCTTGAGAGCCAGGTCTACATTGTATTTAGTTGGACCGACTTCGGGGGTAAAACCGGATACACCGAAAGGCATGTACAGACGAGGAAAGTGAATCCTCATAGGAGTACCCTCCTTTGTGGAGAGTACGATCTTTCGGTTGTTAAACTCGGCAATTTCCAAATTTTCAATAGCGTCGGTGATTTTAGACATTGTACTGAATGAATATATGGTTAAAACTTTAAGCTGAGCAAGCCACACATTCAGGTTCAAGACTGAATTGGATTGGACGAGCCTTCGCCTTAGATCTAAGATAGTACATACCAGTTTTGAGTCCCTTCTTCCAAGCATACATATGCATTGAGGAGAGTTTGGACATTGTGGGGCTTTCCATGAACAGATTCATACTTTGACTCTGGTCAATGAACCGTCCACGGTCGGCAGCCATATCAATGACATCCTTCATCTTAATCTCCCATACGGTGCGGTACAACTTCTTGATATCCTCAGGGATGTCTACGATAGTTTGGATAGACCCACCAGCCTTCACCATTAGATCCTTCATTTCCTTTGACCAAAGACCAATCTCCTTCAAATCATTGACAAGATGCTTGTTAACAATTACAAACTCACCAGCTAAGGTGCGACGAAGATAGATGTTAGTCGTGTAGGGCTCAAAGCATTCATTGTTACCTAAAATCTGAGCTGTGGAGGCTGTAGGCATAGGAGCCATAAGAAGAGAGTTCCTAAGTCCCTTAGTCTTCACACGCTCCTTCATAGCATCCCAATCATAGTGAAGTTTAGTCTCACCCTCCCACATATCAAATTGAAGCACACCTTGGGAGGCTGGAGAACCATCGAAGGTCTCGTAAGAGCCATCAACCTCTGCAAGCTCGGAACTGGCTTCGAGTGCGGCGTGGTACATAGTTTCAAAGATACGAGCATTAATTTCCTTGGCTTCATCGGAATCAAATGCGTGTCTGCAAAGAATAAACACATCCGCGAGTCCTTGGACACCCAAACCAATTGGACGATGCCTCATATTAGACTTTCGTGCAGTCTCTACGGGATAGAAGTTCCTATCAATAACTCTGTTTAGATTCTTGGTTACAGTCTTAGTAACTTCATGGAGCTTTTCATAATTAAATGTCTTATTCTCTACATCCACATACTTGGGGAGGGCAATTGAAGCAAGATTGCATACAGCCGTCTCATCCTTGTCTGTATATTCAAGAATCTCTGTGCATAAGTTGGAGCTCTTGATAGTTCCTAAGTTCTTCTGGTTGGACTTCTTATTGCATGCATCTTTGTATAACATGTATGGAGTTCCAGTTTCAGTTTGAGACTTGAGAACAGCCTTCCAAACTTCAGTAGCTGGTACTGTGGAGTTAGCGAGACCCTCCTCTTCGTACTTGGTATAGAGAGCTTCAAACTCTTCACCCACTGCATCGGAGAGACCGGGAGCCTTATCTGGGCAGAAGAGAGACCACTGACCATTCTCTTCCACTCTCTTCATGAAAAGGTCTGGAATCCAGAGGGCTGAGAAGAGATCGCGGCACCTCGCTTCCTCGTCACCCTGGTTTAGGCGTAGCTCTAAGAACTCCATGATATCTGCATGCCACGGTTCAAGATATGCGGCAATAGACCCCTTTCTGCGCCCCGCCTGGTTAACATAACGCGCGGTTGCATTGAATACCCTAAGCATGGGAATAATACCATCAGACTGACCATTAGTACCTCTAATACGAGACTTATTGGCGCGAATGTCATGTATATGCATACCGATACCCCCAGCCCATTTCGATATTTGGGCACACTCTGTTAGAGTACCGTAGATACCATTGATGGAGTCCTCCTTATTTGCAATTAGGAAACAACTTGACATCTGAGGTCTTGGGGTGCCTGCATTGAATAGGGTAGGAGTCGCATGAATGAAAAGACCTTGGGACATCTTATCATATGTATCAAGTACAGAGGGGATATCATCACCGTGGATACCGATGGATACCCTCATAAACATGTACTGAGGTGTTTCCATCAATATACCATCAAGACGTTGAAGATAACTCTTTTCAAGAGTCTTTAGACCAAAATACCCAAAATCAAAATCCCTCTTTGGCACGATATCATTTCTAACTATACCAGCAACTCGTGCAACTTCCTCTGTTACGATACCCACCTTGGCAAGCTTCTTCATTGCGAGATGAAAGTTGTTGGGACAAACCTTTTGAATGTTACTGGCAACAATACGAGTCGCGAGTGTTTCATAATCTGGGTCAGAAGTAATCAGTGCGATACATACTTCCGCGGAGAGGGTGTCAATTTCCTGAGCACTAATACCGTCATAAAGTGAAGAAGCTACCTGTTGTGCAACCTTGGAAGAGTCGCAATTTTCTGAGAGTCCGTGTGTTAAATTCTTAATCCTATTGGTGATGTTATCAAATTTCATATCCTCAATACGACCTGAGCGTTTAACAACTCTCATTTCTAATTATTCTACTTGTTTTATTTTTAACTTACTTCTTGCACTTCTCGAGATCGGAGCTACGAACCTTCACGGTACCCACAGTTTCAAATTTACGATCGGGCTGAAGAAGGTAAGTGTTCACAAAAAACCGACCATCCTCACCTGGACGAGCCACTGGGGCGTAAGAACCCACAAAGCAGGCTGGAGGTTGGCATGGAATCTCTTCAACATTGTCTGGCTTGTTGTTATAAGCTTCGTCAAAATCAGCTATGTTCAACATTTAATATCTACTAAGTTTTTTTTCCGAGGGTATATTAAATGTGTGATAACCTCCACCTCGATTCCCTCAAACAGGTTGAAACACCACTCAATACCCTGTTCTTTTCTGAGTTCAACCAGAATCTTCTCCAGCGCGGTATCCGTCAGGCGTTTAAGAATAAGACTGGTATTGCCATAGATCGTCAGAACCCCGACGACCTATACACTATGATGCGTGTTGTGTTTATTAACAACGCAGGTGATCACTATGCACGTGTAAATGAGCAGGTTAAATCTATGAATACTCGGGTCATCGAAGCTGCCCTTGGTCAAATCCAAACCGGTGTGTCTCAATATATGGCTTATGTCCAAGACATTGATACAATTGCCGTACCCCTCGACCAACCCATGAACACAAGCACAGTTGGTAAAAAACTCCCCAAGAATATGAAGATTGGAATCAATTAAAGTTTTGATTATATACATTTATAAGATGAGTTTAAACTTCTACAAAGACGAAACGGAAAAAGTATGTAAATCTAAAGGTTGGGATCGCGCTGCTGTTGACACCGTATGGCTTCTTCTGACAGAAGAGTTTGGTGAACTGGCTTCAGCCATTCGCCAGTACAAGAAGACCTATAAGAAGACGGGTCTCAAAAAGGAGAGGGGTACAGATGTGATGATGGAAATGGGGGATGTATTTAGTTACCTCTTCCAGTTAGCACATATGTTAAATGTAGACTTGGACAAGATGTGGGAGGAACATAAATGTAAAATGAAAACCAAGAAATATAATCTGAAGTAACAGTAACTATGATGCTTACAGACGAAGAAGCAATTAATAAGATCAACCCTTTTGTCAGACACGGTGAGGTATCTCTTCCAGGAAGTGTAAGACAAAGTGGTGGATTTGATGATTTTACTGAGTTTAGGAAGGAACCCGGAATTGAAGATCCCAAGAAAAGTGTATACTGTGACTTCTGTCTATGTGAACATTCTGTTGGATCATGCTCTTTATCCAGACCTCTTCACCCAAGAAGGAATATTGACATGGGTTTCGTCAAGAAGAAAAAGAATATCATTGAAAAGGTTAAAGTTGGTGTTTCCAATCACCCCGAGTTTTCTATGATTGGTGGTGGTCTTATTCTTACCGCTATTCTCACGATGATATATTACGCAAGACGTTAAAGAAATACTCTAACCTGGATTCATCTTCACATCGTTGAATGAGATCGGCGAGTGTGTCTACACAAAACTTTTTAATAAATTCCCTCTGCCAAGCACTTTTAGTATTTATCCAAGGTGGTTGAAACGTGGGGTCTAGAATCTTAGAAGCGTAGGCTGTGCGAATGTATGTATGAATAGTCTGTTTATCAGCTACGATATTTTGAAGTGCAAGTTCAGCCATCTTTTGACGAACTTCGATGGTCTTCTCACACATCGTATCCAGAAACTTCTCATATGGAATAGACTGTGTTTGTGACCTCAGATATGTCCAATCCGCCAGGGGTTTTGTATGAATATAATCCACGTAAGTCGCATATCCTTTCCCCTTTACAAAACGCTCATATCTAATAGCGACGTAATCCAAATCCGAATCAACGTCGTAAACGGCTTTTGCCGATTTGAGAAAGGAGGACATTTAGATTACCTAAGTCGCTCTCTTTTAAGTATAAAACAAGATAAAGACGAAGGGCTTTAAATAAAAGAGATGTATTCGGCTATAGCCAACAACAGTTTTTCATACCTTCTAACTCTTGATGAGTTTAGGAAGGGTTTTCCCGATGAGACAAGACCTTCATGGATAAAGATTACTACGATCACTATGGTATCAAGCTTTATTCAGGAAATTGATATCAAAAAACTTCGTTCCATTTTTGAGAACTTAGAGTCTTTCAAATTGAAGCGCTCCGGTACCAAGGGTGATGGTGGATTTGAGTGGAAGTTGAAGCCTACAACATTCTACAATCAGGTTACTCTCACCTATCACGACTCGTACAGTACCAAGTCTGTGAAGGTTTTTCCAAACGGCTCTATTCAGGTAGCTGGATGCTGTGACCTCTTTGACTGTAAGAGGATCATCACCCAGCTCACCTACATCTTCAAGACCTTCTTGGGAATGGAGTCCAAAGTCCCTGTTGACTCTTTCAGGGTTGTCATGATCAACTCAAATTTCAGTCTCAATTATGATATCAACCTCATGAAGGTGGCACAACACTTTGAGAATCACCCAGATATATTTAAGGTTTCTTTTGAACCTGACAGATACAGCGCTGTCAAAATCAAATTTCGTCCAGCTCAAGATATGAAAGAGATTACCACGAGTATCTTTTCAACTGGTAAAATTATCATTACAGGCGCTGAGACCCTCAAGGAAATTGCTTTTGGTTACAACATCATCAACCAGCATATCAATGAAGAGCCCACCATTCGTGTAAAACCCACAATCGAGAAAGATGTTTTTGATGTGTTCCTTGGTCATAGATGTGAACCAATGGTTGAACATTTAAAGAATAAGGGATTCAATTCTTGGATTCAGACAATTACAAACAGGCAAATTAATTTCTAACGATACATTAATACAAAATGTCGCAGCGACTTGGAATGGCCGATGGAAGGTGTTTCACCATACACTCTTCAGCCCAGCTTACTAACAACTATCTCATGGAGCAGAACGGTATTAGCTTCGAGGACAACTATTCGTTCCGCAAGGCTATGCAGAAGCAGGGACCTGAGTTTCTCAACAAGCTCAAGGAGCAGTCCCGTGATAAGTGTGATCAGTGCCACCCTTACACCAACATGTCTAAAACCTATTAGGTGTGATAAATTTTAATAAAAACTTTAGAACTATACTGTAGAATGCCAGAATGTGCAATATGTCTCGGCGAGGTAAAGTCAACAAGGACTAACCCACCCATCCGTTGTGGACATATGTTTCATTCCCACTGTATACAAAAGTGGAAGGATGAAGGTAAGAACACTTGCCCCACTTGTAGAAAAGTTTTCGATGTTTCACAATTTAAAGTTACTTTGACAGTTCAGAACAATTACACAGCGGAGTCTAACACTGTGTCATTGGAGAGTGAAGCTATCTTCAATATTATGGACATTTTTGATATGTCATTTGATGTTGAGAATACAGTAGATTTAGACAGTCTTCTTGCGGACCTTGGGGTGAGTCTTACCGACCTTGATGCCCTTGTCCTTGACACAGAAGGATGAGCAATACTTCTCATAGTTTAGACCAGGGTAGTTTTTATCAGCCTTTCGGGGATCTCCGATAGATTTACCAGATGCATCAGTCAGAAGTGGACCAGTAGCCCACCCCCTCTTGTGACTGAATACATTAGCTCTGAATACAATACGCTTATTGGGAGCAAACTTTCCACCCTTCTTTACCCGAGAAACAGGAATCTTAAAGAACTTAGCTACAGATTCTTGAGTGTCATTAGGTTTCACACGATACTCTATGACTCCATGTTGAACATAGAAGTGGAAATCTCCCTGACGAATATAGTTTGTGGGTCTTCCAGGACAGACGAACATCATTACTTTGTAGTACCCCTTCTTACATTTTTCATTCGCCTTCGCAGCATATATCTTAGTTGGGTTATCTGAAATAACGCGCTTTGGAAGTCCAGTGCAGTGGGTATAGTTATGATTTCCGTTTGAAAGACCAGACCGATCTCCAGGAATGGATTTTTGCCATCTATACGCCTGATAGTCTCCTACCGCATATGCGTAACAGTTGTTGTTACCCACACCAGTAGAAGTACCCCAACGTTTATTAGTATATTTCCTCTCCGAACCACTCAGAGGTAGATTCTTCATTTATATTGATACAGAAAAAAATATCCGTATCTAATAAATGTTCAAGGAAATCGTCAAGGCTGAAACTAAGTCCGATATGCTCACCGAGCTTCTCGTGTTCGTTGTCAATGTTCTCGTTGCGACCTTCATCCTCCGCCTCGCATGGAACAGGGCTCTCGTCCCCCACATCTCCGCCCTCAAACCCATCAAGACCATGCTTGATGCTTTCTTCCTCGCCCTGTCCATCAACATCCTCAAGGGTGTTTAAAACTCTTGGTAACCAACAGTCTTTTCACCATTAGGATCAATAGTGGTTGGGAAGGCATCCATTCCCGAACAACCACCTTTATCACAATCAATAAATTCATAAGGCTTACCAGCCTTCTTCATGTAGTCTAACTGCTTACGAGTCCATCCACAACCCATGGTCCCGTAAATAGTCCATTTCTCACCGTTGGAGGTGACACGAGGCTTACCTGTCTGTGTCAGTAGGTAAATGTTCACAATGATGAGAAGTGCGAGAAGCCACATAGTTTATTATACATAAATATTATTCTTCCGAAGAGAAGGCGAGTAAATTAATAATGTCTGTGAAATAATCAACAGATGCATCTATGAAATCACCGTTGTAATTCCTCTGTAAAATCTGATTTGTATCATAAAGAACAAATAGAGCAAAAATAAGAATACCTATTTTAGTAAGATTCTTGTCACCAGGTCTGAACAGACGTGCGATGAGAAGAGCTAATAGGGCAAAAAATAAAACAGTGCCCATGGTTCTAAGATTGAAACCAAGTTGAACCGAGATGAATCCCGCAATAATCATCGAAATGAATATAGCAACCGCCTCTAAAAGTGCTTCCCGTAAGTCCCTAACACGATGATATAACAACCCAGTAATGAGAGACACAGCAGTAAATAGGATAAACTTGCTCTTGATACCAAGGTTAGCAAGTATAAGTGTTAACATTAAAGCTATACTGGATATAATGAGAAGAAGACGGTTCTTCTCAGTAAACTCCGAAACTTCACTATTTTTTAGTGCCGCTTCTACCCCTTGATATACCATAAAACCCTGAAAAATAAGATGACCAATTACGGTTGCCATAAAAGGTAACTTATCTTTGTTCATTTATAATACTCATATAAAATAATAATGTCTTCAACTGTACTATCTATTGGAAACAAAAATGTCACGCTCAAGTACACCAGGAAAATGCCCCGTGGTGAAGTTGAACGGATGAAATCATTCGTCACCAAGAATGGTGAGAAACTCGTCAAGACTTCAAAGTTTAAGATACTCTCTGAAGTTGACGAAGGTACGAAGAGGGTTTTTAAGGTTGACAAATCTTCTTTTTGAGCACATTGCGTTCATTATTTGATAGACCGTTCACGTAGTTGTTTATCTTTTTGGTATTGACCTTGGGTGTGGGGGTCTTAGCCCGAGCCCTCTTTTCCCTCTCAACCTTATTCTTAGCCAGAGCCGTCTCGTATGCACCCTTTCTCACATACTCACGCTTCTTACCGTTTACGTCAACGAACGAGTACCGCGCATCACGCCCAAGTTGTATCTGACGATTGATCTTTGCTTGCATCTTGTCACCGTAAGCTTTCAAGTTCTTTTGCTTAGCCTCATGATACGCGGTCTTACTCTCAAATTCCTGCTTCTTACCGTTTACGTCAACGAAAGACCTCCAGTACTCATTCTTCTTAGCCTTGGGTGTGGGGGTCTTGGCCTTGGGTGTGGGGGTCTTTTCTCTCTCAGCCTTGTTC